GTGCCGAATACTGAACCGGTGGGCATGGCATCGGCGCGGGTGCAGCTGCGAACGTCGGCGGGCATGGTGCCGGAGCCGAATAGCTCGGGGCCTTCACGATCTCGTCACGAACCTTCACGCGCTTGCTAACCGTCCGCATCTTCGTAACCGTCTTGGGCACGCTGACGCTGTACGTTTCAGTACGAGTCGATTGAACGGGCACCTGAACGCTGTACGTTTCGGGCACTTGTTCGGTCACAACACGCTGTACCGTCTTCATGCGAGTCTTCTGTTGCGTCTGGTAAGTCGTTACAGGAACTTCTCGCGTGCGCTGCTCGGTCGTGTTGACAGTCACCTGATACGGCACCTGTTCCTGAACCGTGGAATAGACTGGTCGCTTGAGAACAGGTTTGGGTACAGGAACCTGCACCTGTTCCTGAACGACTCGCGAACGAGTGATGGTTTTCATTTCGGTCGTCGTGCCAGCCTGGTAAGCAGCGCCGTACGTTTCAGGACCGCTGGCCTGATACGACTGAACTGGTGCGGCTGAATACTGTTGAACCGGCGCTGACGAGTAACCCGCCGCTTGCTGGTCGCAGCCAACGCAATCCGAATCGGTCGTGACCTCGGCCTGAACTGGTGCGGCCTGTGGTGCTGATTCAAATACCTGGTCAAGTTGCTCGGTCGCCTGATCGGCAACGGTTGGCACAGGATCGTTCAACAGATCGCCCTGGCAAAACTGGATCACAGCCGCCTGACGTTTGGATCGTGCCAAACCTGCGTCGGGCGTGTTCAAAATCTTATGTAGGTCAATCTTCGCAACTGGTGCAGGTTCGCCATCTGGCACGGCCATCAGGCCAGCCACGATTATCGTGGCCATCAACAAAAAGGTCTTCATCGGTTTCACTCCATTGGGGAAAAAATGTGAGAGGCGCGGGCTGGAATCGAACCAGCGATTATCCGTCGTGTTCAAACAGACGCCTTACCACTTGGCTACCGCGCCAAAAAATACGCCGGGGTGGCCACGTCCCCGGTGCCAATCCTACACCGCTTCATACAACAGGAATTACGTTCGTTCCGCAACAGATGACCAAGGAACTCACAACCCTCTCACATAGTGTTTAGGATCAAAAAATTGCGGGGGGCGGATTTGAACCGCCGACCTCCAGGTTATGAGCCTGGCGAGCTACCACTGCTCCACCCCACGATGGCGGATTGTGTGCCGTGGTGCCCTATTGACTGTTTACCGCCGACACACGCTCCGTGGATTAGTCTTTCATACAAGACCAACAACGGCAAGTCCGGTTCGTGCTATAATGCAGCCTCAATAAATGAGGCCGGCGACGCGCTAACGTCCCGGCCCCGCACCAAAGATTCCTTGTATGGAGAAATCAAATGGCTAAGGCTATTCTGGAAACAAACACGCGACGCCGCAACCTTGCTGGCCAAACATTCGGGCATTTAAAGGTGATCGGGTTCGCGGGAAACAGAGGAAAACGCGCCTACTGGAAATTCGTGTGTGTCTGCGGAGAAACGGTAGTCCGACGAACTGACGGGCTAGTTTCGGGGTCTTCCTGTGGTTGCGGTCTGAGGTACTTCATCGGTGCAAAAATACGAATGCTGACGTTGGTTTCTAAAACCAGCCGAACAAGTTGGCGGTGCCTGTGCGAGTGCGGTTCTGAATGCGAACGAAAGCAGCGTGATCTTCGCCCTGCTCGCGGCACAAAAAGTTGCGGATGCTTAATCGAACGGCACGGGGCAACGAACTCGCCAGAATACAAATCGTACCGACACGCTAAAGGCCGTTGCAACAACCCTCGCAATGCTAAGTTCAAAGACTACGGCGGGCGAAATGTAAAGTTCCTCTACACCAGTTACAAGCAGTTCATCGAGGATGTTGGATTGAAGCCATCGCCGAGTCACTCGATTGACCGAATTTGGAACGACGGAAATTACGAGCCATCGAATTGCAAATGGAGTACGCCAACCGAACAGGCCCGCAATCGTCGGATTACGTTCAAAGTCGAGTATCAGGGAATCGTGAAACCACTTGCACAGTGGTGCGATGATCTAGGCATCGAAAAACGCCAGATGGTTTACAACCGAATTAAACATCTCGGTTGGTCGGTCGAACGGGCCTTTGAAACTCCGTCTATGTCCAGTCTGAGCTAACCAGTTCGATCTTGCGTTGCACTGGCGTGGTCGTCCTGGTGAACAACAGGCAAATGCTCATCGGGTCGGCAAGCAGTTCGCTGTAAGCTTCGACACTCATAGATTTTCCGCCAGCGTCTCCCCAGCCGCCTGACGCTGGGTTGTTTTTGTCGCCTGCTCCCCATGTGTTGCCAACAATAGGCTCGCCGTCTGGCGTGATCCCTATCGTCTGCCAAGCGTGTCCGCCACCATGCTGCGCGTTTTCTTGTGGTCCCTTGAATGCGTCAATTCGGTCAGGCTGCGCGTCCATCGGGGCAAGCCATAGGCTGGACGTTTGAACGTGCCCGCCTTGCGTCAGGATCGCTTGTTTGACTTCATCAAATGATGCCAACCGAACGACGCTTTGGATCTTGAACGGTTCTGCAGCAGCACGCATTTCTTCACTGACACCGCGTTGATGAATCTCTGCGTACGTGTCGGGCTGTGGTCCGTAAACAGACTGCGGAACGAATCCAATCTTGGTTGCGACTTCTACGCCAGCATCCGGGTGAACGCCGCCGTCGCTGCCAAGCATTCCAGCAACCTCTTGTGCCAGGTAATAGTGTGCCGACATCGACGACAAATGTTCTTCGCCAGTGTCTTGGTAATGCTCCATGTCGTAAGTTTGCGATTGGCTACTGCCCACGCAACGGCCCACACGGCCCTGATTACGGGCGACCCACGCGCTCAAGTCGTTGCTGTGCGGCGGCAATGCGTACTGCATTTGCATCGACTTGAAAAAGTCTTTGCCTTCGACCAGTGGAACATCCTTCGACGCCAGCGAGTCGAGGATTTCGTTTTCTGATCGGACGATGTAACCCGATGCGCCGGGTTCGCATTGACTCAGTGGCTTACTCATCGTATCTCCTTACAGTTTGACCTGTTGTCGTAGGTTGTGGCAGCGTGCGAGCGCCTTTTGTTTCCAGTGATTCATTCTTGGTCCGGTGACCATGGACAAATGGCAGGCCGACAAATAGCCGTCAACATCACGGGCAAACACCGTGAATGCATTTTTGCCGATTTGCTTTGAATGTGTATCGCATCGCCGCATCAGCGTTTCATCGTATGCGTCGGAACGCATCGCCAGTTTCGATGGTCGGATTGCGTCGTCGAGGTAGTTCACGACCGGCATAGATTCACCTTGCGAGCAGTTGACATGCTAGTATGGCTGCGATTGTTGCGCACCCGATTGTGATGACTGCGAAGTATCCGAAGGCGCAGAGTTTCCAGCAGTTTTTTCGTCACAGTTCGGCGTGCTGCTTGTCGGCTTCCATGTCTTCGCGGATTTGGTCCAGCGGGTATTTCATTCTATCAACCCCTCGGCCTTGAATTTATCGTACAGCCGTTTCCTCGCCGCTAAGTTGTCGTCAATTAACTCGCCCACAAACAACTCTAGCGTGTTAATTCTCTCTTGATGCTTGATATCATTGTAAGCGTTGCAAGAAACTACAAATAACGACACGAAACAAATCCAACGATTCAAGTTCCTCATGCTGTCAAACTCCCGGCACGCGGCAGACCTCATTTTGTCATTTTGGAACCAGTGCCGCTTCAAATTCGGCGCGGTACTGATCTGGGTCAACGTCCATCGCTTCCAACAGTCGGCTGGCGATCGCGGCCTGGATGGCACCAACCTGGCCGAACCCTTCTTTGGCAACGTCCGGGTTCCAGTTCTCCCCGTTGATAGATTCGAGCAACGGTGCTAGGTGTCGCTCAAACGCTGCATCTTTGCCGCTGACGATTCGCGTTTTGACTTGCTTCTGTACATCGGCCAGCGACGTTGCTTTGCCGCTCTCGATCGCGTTCGCGGCCAGTTGGTATGTCAGCGCGTCTCCTTCCATTTGCTCGAACAGAAATGCCAACAGTTCCGATGTCACCTTTTTCTGAACTGGCGACAGCGCTGGGTCGTTGACGCCGTCAGTTCTCGGCGGTTCCGGTTTTGTTTCTTCCGGTGGTTCCACCTTGGCCGAATCGGTTTCGGTTATTGGTGTCTCGATTGGCACTGGTGGCCCCACCGGCCCGCTGGGAATCAGCGAGACTCCGAGCATGATCACAATTGCCGTCAACGCAAAAAGTACATACAATTCGCGGTACGCTTCTTCCGTGTCTTTCCCCGCGGCCATGAATTCGACGATTTCGCCGGGTTCGATGTCAGGGATTGACTGATATTTTTTGGTGACCTCGGCGGCAATGTCCGCGTCGGTTCGACCGCCAAGCACTGCGCCAGCGGTGTCGGTCACGGTGCCGATCGTGTCACTGGCCACGTTCTTGGTGCCATTCCAAAACGCTTGAATGTACGGCCACGCCAGAAACGCGATAGCCAACAGGCCGATCAGGAAAACGCCAGTGGCGACCTTGGCACTGGCGGGAAATGCAATAGCAAACAGCATGGGATAGCGCCTCAGTATGTGGTGATGATTGTTGCATAATATCGGCCGTTCCAACTGCGTGAAACTGCCGTTGCCAGCCGCGGTCGTGCCGGTCCTGATCCCTGATAAGGGCTGCCACTGTGGCAACACACCGCCTCGGCCATTTCCGGCGTGTCGGCCACGCCAACGCCTTCACGGGTTCCGATTGGGTTCGTGTGCGAATGGAACCAGCCACCGCCACGTGCGGCCTGCCTATCTGCGTGGGCCTTAGCCAACTGGTACAGGCCACCACCAGCTGGCTGACTGGCGACTGGCTGGGAATAAACAACCTGCGGCGCTTCCACGTATTGTGGCGCGGGTTCCGCGTACTGAACGTACTGCGGCTGTTGGTACACCACGACGGGTGCGGGTTGAACGTACTGCGGCGCGGCGTACGTTTCGACAACGTCGCCGCCGCAGTTTGGGCATGTGTGCTGTGCTGATGCGACGGCACACAATGCCATGGTGAGTGTCAGGATTGAATACCGCACCGGATTATTGACCAGGCGGGAGGTTCGATGTGACGGTTGCAGGCTTGGCCGGTTTGGCTGGTGTGGCAGGTTTGGCCGCTGACGTCGGCTTCGGCCCCGGCGATGCTTGGTCCCTGAAACCAGCGACGACATCCATAACCAACCGCTGTTCATCAATTGTTTCTTGGGCCTCTTTGATCTTGGCTGTTACATCAGCTTCCTGCACATCCAACTGTGCGGACAATTTATCGTGGTCCCCAGCTGCCAATAATTTGGCCAGCCCAGATGTTACCTTGCGAATCATTTTGTGTTTCCCTGATGGTTGTGGTTGGTTGAAGAAAAAAACCGCGTGGGCGTCATGCCCACGCGATCGAGTGCTATCCCTAGCCTCTACAGGCTCGCTTCAATGCGCGGGTACTATTCGGCGGGCGGTGTGTTTGGCGTCGGCCCATTCGATGGCGTAGTTTCGTCTGCGCCCGTGTCGGCTTCGGTCGTCGATTCGGCAACAGGTTCGCTGGCCTCGTCACTGGTCGCTTCGGTCGTCGCCGTTTCGCTGACCGATTCGTCGGTCGTCGCTTCGGGTTCGTCGCCTTCTTTGGCCTTGGCCTGTTCTTCCTCGGTGCATTCCGCAACACCAACTTCGTTTAGGCAAACCGATTCAGCTGATTCGACAGCTTCGGCGATCACCACGGCATCCAGCTTCGCGTCGTCCGCAACTTCTGTTTCGATTGTGACTTCAACCGGTTCGGCGGTTGCGTCTTCTTCGACAAGTCGCTTATTCAATGACTCGACAGCTTCGTTGATCGCTTCGGGTGTGCCTTCTTCGGCTTTCGCAATTTCCGCCTCGTTCATTTTGGCGTGTGCTTCTGCCAGACCTTTGACAGCGATGCGTGCCTTGCGATAGACCGCCAGAATTTTTGTGAGCGTCATGTTTTCCGTTCCTGTTGGGTTTGGGATAAAACGTCTTTGGAATCAGCAAGCGATTTTGTCGGCCACCGCCGTACGTGTCAATGCCGCCATGCGTTCCACCAGCGTTCAGGGTCCAGCCCCAGAACATCCAACAGCGCGCAAATGCCGTCATGCACTGCGAAAACAGCAACTAACAAAATGTCGGCAATGTTCATTGTTCGTTGGCTGGCGGGAATAATTCGAGCGCCTGGCATGCGGCGTTTTTGTATTTCTCGATCGCGTCGCGAATCGGTCCAGCCGCCACGTTTCGTTGCGACATCAGATCAGACAAAACTTTTTGCTGCTCGTCGGCTATCTTTGTGAATTCGGTGACTGCGTCTTGCTGTTTTTCGTTCATCGTTTTGCGAATTCCTTTATGAGGATTTCAGCGGCCATCTCATACGGTGCCGTCACCGCTTGTTTGCCCGCTATGTAACTGATTCCAATGGCTGAACTATGCGTCATCAACAACCCCAGTATCAGCGGTATCAGCCAGCTGGCCGTTCCTCTGGTGGACAGACTGCGATTTGGAGTTGTCATCGTTCTTGATGGATACATTGTTATTTGTCCCAATTCGACTGATCGCAAACGCGAGCAGCGCTACCCCTGATAGAAAAACCAGCGTCAACGCGATGATAATTGCCAGCTCTTTCGAGGTGATTTCGGCGAATATACATACCATGGCTTACCGCTGCGAAAAGTTTGTCGGTTTTTCGTGTCATGCTTGCTATGCAATTCACGACTAGATGTTTAACCGAGCATTCTTAAAGCAGCTGCTTGGCGTTGGCTTGGACATCGGTTGCACCCTTTGTCCGAGCCGTTTTCAATTGTACACCACCACAACAAGTGGCGTTATGTCTTACGGAACCACATAAACACCCTCGCGTCTGTGATCGTCGGGACGACAGCCCCAGTCTGCACAATCACCATTTCATCCGCAGCGAACTGTATTGGTGTGGCGAAGTCGTGGCGTCCGTTTTGGGTTGTGAACATTCCGCTTCCAACAATCGAACCCGATCCTGTTGCTGCCACGGCCTTGCGTCGGATGTTGATTCCGGCACTTGCCCCCGACACAAACGAGTCGCAGTTGAATGTTATCGCGAACAGTTCGCACGCGAACGGAAACGGGCAACCAATGTCGGAACCGGTCGCACCGTTTCCGTATGACCACTCGTAGGCATTGGTTCCCATCTGGCCGTTTTCTTCGACCCAGATTGAGAACGTAGGTTTAAGTAATTGCAACTGCGCATCCAGCAAGTCGGCCATCGCTTTCACGATGTTCGTCTTGCTGGCCAGCACAGCCAGTGCGTCGTCGGTTTTCTCAGATACCGCCATAAGATCAGAACGTCAGAATTCCATTGACGGTGGCGACGGGGTCGTATTCGCTTTCCGATCCAATTGCAGCGCCATTAGCAGCGATCGCAGCGGTGTTGTTTGTGATCGCTGAACCGTTGGTTGCGATGTCTGTTGCATTTGTCGTCGTTGCTGCGACCGTGGCAGCGAGTCCGGTGGTGTTCGCACCGATGTCGCTGGTGTTGGTGTTAATCGCTCCAGTGTTGGCAGCTGTCGCGGCAACCGTGGCGGCAAGGCCAGCGATGTTCGTGTCCAGATCAGCCTGCGATGCCGCGCCGATGTTCTGACGCGCCTGCAACTGTTGTGCAGCTGAGAACGTCTGCAATCCAGCGGCAGACACCAGGTCATTATCAGCTGCGGCGAGTGCCACAACCGATGCGGCCAAGTCCGAAAGGTCTTCGCCTTCCAGTGCCGCAGCGATGTCGGCGGTGATGACCGCCTTGGTTTTGCTCGAACTGTAAACAGTCGTTGCCGATTCAGCCGAATCGTCAAGCACAACAGCCGCCGCGCCGGTGCTATTGATCAGCGCGTGCAGCTCGTTGATCGCTGCAACGAACGTGGCCTTTTCGGTCGTGGTCAGACCTGACAGATCGCCGTCGCGACCGTGCAACAGGTTCAGTTTGTTTGCGACCAGTTCGAAGGCCAAATTGGTTTTTGTAGTAATCATCAACAAGGGTTCCTTAGAATTCTAAAATGTCCTGAACAATTTGAAGGTTGTCGTGCCCATCAACATCGCTTTCCAGTTCGGCGATGTCGGTTTCCAGTTCGGCGATCTTGGCATTAAGTTCGTCGTACTGCCCTGATGATGTAGTTGCCTGTTGCGGCCCAACTGCCGGAAGTGCCGCCTGCGTTTGTCGCTGCGCGCTGTGCGTCACAACGCTATTGCGTTGGATCATGCGCCGGCCCCTTTGCGGTAGGCCACAATGTTCGCAATGACTGCACGAGCCACGCCGCCCGTTTTGTATCCCGTAATGGCGTCATCCTCGCCGTCGTTCGTCAGGTCAATGTCGAGCGTCAGTTTTTTGGTGCGTTCGCCGTTGAGTGGAATCAACCCCGTCGCAGCACCCGTCATGCGAACCTCAAACGCCATTGAATTCGACGCTTTGGTGATTCCTGAACCGTCGGCCAGCTCATCGCCGACCTGACGGCCGCTTTCGTCGTACAGTCTGGCACGAATCGAATAGCGCGTGATGTCGATGGGCGTGACCGTGCCGCCTTCGTCCAGTGACCAGGTGTAATCAATGAACCAGTCGGCACCGCAGTCAATGCGAAGCTCACCAGTGATCGACGGTAAAATGTTTGTTGCCATGCCCAGTGATTCTATGGTTTGGCGGTCGGTGTCGCCACATTGTTTTCAGCGGGTGGCTTACTGGCCCTGTTTGAAGTGTAAACGAGCAAAACCAGAATCAACAACACGACAGCGGCCACACCGTGAACGGCGTACGAACGGTTATCGTCCATGCTCGCGCTGAGGGTCATTGCAACGGCCTCAAGTTCTGCGCGTATCCGGCCATACTGTGCGAGTCCGCGACGCTCACCGTTTTCTTCCCGAAGAACAGCGTGCCGATGTTTCCGCACAGTCCAACAATCCAAAACAGAAGAGATACCAAAACGACCAGCGGCTTATAGAACACGCTGATTGCTTCTTTTACGGAACCTGGACCGCGAACGATGACCGGCTGGGCGTCCTTCTGGTGCCGGCATTGAATCGGCATGTAAGCTACCGGATCGAACATATCGCGGACTCGAACATGCTTTCGTGGCGCTTGCTTCGAGAATGCCCTGTACGCTTTTGCGCTGCCGTAAGTGAATACCTCTGCGTTCTGGAATCCTTCCACGTATGTCAGCAACGTAGAAGCACAACCTGCTAGGCTGTGGCCGGCTATCAGGATCTTCTCAACTTCGTCCAGGCGAATCTCGTTTTCCAACAGACAACGCTTAATCGCTTTTGAACAAAGCACCGTGTACGTCAGAAACCCTTGCGTGCTGCGGATGCCTTTAGCGTCATCAGTCGCGTCAACACCGCTTGCCCGGAATTGGTTTTCGATTCGCGACGAGAACGTGTCCGCGTCCAGCTTCGCGTCATCCAGCGAATCAGTTCCCGCAATCCCGATGTACATGATTTTGCTTGCGGGGTGGTAGGTAATGATCCCGTCAGCACTGAGGTTGTTCCATTCGTAGAACGCCACGCCGAGTTTTGCGAGTCGTTCTTTGAGTGCCATTCGCAAACCATCCATCGACGGGTAGGCCGCATGGGCGAACACTGCCATGCGAGCCGCGTTGACTGCGTTCGGTAAGTCGGGGTGCGGTATCGAAAGACCTTCAACCTCTTTCGTCCAGTCACGAGTTTCTTCGGCCTTCGCAACCTCGGCTTCGCACTTCTGGTTGCGGCCTCTGACCATCGACCAAAACGCCCATATCGCAGCGGCGATCCCAACCGGCCCGCCGAGTAGCGTTAGAATTTCCATGCCGTAATTACTTACGACCCACATAATTGTCTCTTCCATGCCGCGCGCCCTACCACTGAATTTGTTTTTTTCGTCGGCGCTGAATTCCGTTTGTTTTAGCGCGCCGCTTTGCATTCTTTGCTGTCCGAGTATGACGGAATCTGGTCCCGCTCGAAACATTAAGCACCCGGTCGTCACGGTTGCCCATTTTCTCAAACGTGGCTTCTTGCTCGTCGTCGTCCATGAAATCAGATGCACTGCGGATCATTTTCTGCTCCTTCTCCATACGTGAAAAATTGCCAGTGCCCCCCACATGAGGGCCAGTCTCGAATCAGGTTCGGGGATGGTCGGTATCTGCTGTTGCATTGCCAGCGGGTCAAAGTTCGGCGGCTGCGATCCACCCCCACCGCCGCCACCGCCACCACTGGACGACGTATCGGACGGCTGCATGAACGAAGTCAGATCAGTGGATGGATTCAGTCCGAGTCCGTTTCGGTTCGTTAGACCGTCGTTCCGCCCCGTTGACGACGATCCAGTATCGCCAATGAAGTCGTCAGGTGTGCTAGTTGTCAGATCGGTGCCGCCTGATGGCGATGGTGACGGCCCAAGCGGCGACGAATCATCAGGTAAACCGCCACCATCACCAGGCGGTCGCGTCACCACCTTTGGCGGTTGTGGGTTGTCCATCGACAAACGCGGGTCACCTTCGACCGTCGGCGCGTCCGACGAATCATCGGGTGTCGTGTTCGACTCAGAATCGGGCGTCGTGCTGTCCGATGACGTCGAGTCGCTCGATTCATTGTTGGTGGACGACGACGCAGACCCCTCTGAGCTGCCAACCCCGCTGCCTGTGCCGTCGCCGCTTGTATTGTTGTTGGTCGAATTATTCGACGTGTTGTTATCACCAGAGCTTGATCCGTTATCACCAGAGCTGTTGCTGCTGTCCCCATCACCGCCACCGCCACCATCACCGCCACCGCCGTTTTGGCCACCGGAACCGGCATCAGGATTGGCAGTCGGAGCCCCAGGAAGGGCAGCAGGTGCCGACTCCGGTGGTGTGCTGTTCATCGCTTGAAGGGCAACGGGACTAGCGATCACTCCGACTACTAATGCGTGTTTGGTCATCTTCTTGACTGATTTTTTGAAGCGGTTCGCCATTTGCGACATTCGCGAGCGAAGGCGCAACGTCTGAGATGCGTCGTTGGTCGTCGCCTTCAAGTGGTCCACGTGGTATCCCTTGGGGATCTTGCCCCGGAATGTTCGCCACGACTCCGCGTCCGACCGCTGGAACATCCGGCCCAACAGAACCCACCGGAAGGGACCGATAGTAGCGACTGGTAGCAGAATCCACCGATGCCGAAGGCGGTGAATTCCATGCCGCCGCCGACTCGTCGGCCGATGATGTCGGCGGTGAATCTGGCCGAACTGGTTTGCCCGATACGTCTGCGCCAGGGGTCGCGTTGTCCACGCTGCGTGTCGAGTTCCTTTTCCCCTCACGGTAGTGCCCTATCGCTGTGAAAATTTCTTTGCCGAATACGGTGATGACCGCCACTACACACATGAGCAAAGCCACAGTTACCAACTGTTTTAGATGCCTTACCGTGGTCGCTTGTTTGTCAATTTCCAAAACCTTCTCGCCCTGCAGCGCGAGGTCATCTGTTAGTCGATCTAGGAGGATCAGGCGATCCTCACATACCGCAATGCGTTCGCAGGTTGTCCGTTCGTAGTCAACCAAATCGACAAACCAGTTGCCCATCCCCGACGCTTTGTCTAAGTGGTCTTCCAGTCGCTCTAACGTGTCTTCGCACGCGAGGAGGTATTCGTGGTCTTCTGTCTTAACGATGACCTCTTCTGCGGCGGCGACTTGCCGTTCGTCCGACTTGACTGCTTTGACTTTCCTTCGTTTTCTAGGCATGACGACAGAACCTTAAACATGAGCGACAGGACAACGGAAATGATTAACCCAGCGATTACAGACATGGTTGCCAATCTTTGCTAGAATGTGCGCATGCAAAACGACACCGACTTGCAGGCCGGTGCCGTCTCTAACCGAACCATCGAATCTAGGAGATTTCGACAGATGGCTAAGCAATACTATGATCCCAGCGAGATTGAGTTTCAACCTCTTACCGACCATCCGAACTTTGTCGATCGAACCGGACGGAAATACGGTCGTTTGACAGCGATTGGCTTCGCCGGGAAAAGCCGATGGTTCTGTCGTTGCGAGTGTGGCAATATCATTGCCGCCTATGTCGGTAACCTTACGAAAGCACACACCACTAGCTGTGGATGCGCGCATCGCGACATTCTCCGTTCTCGTGGAACAGACTTGAGGAGAAACAATCCAGCCGAATACAGAGCGTATAGAGCGGCAAAAAACCGATGCAGAAATCCGAATTGCCCCAATGCGAAAGACTATTCCTTGCGTGGAATTGAATTTCGGTTTAACACGTTTGAAGAATTCCTGGACGACATTGGAAAGCGACCAAGCCGAACGCATTCTGTTGAGAGAAAATTGAACGATGGGCATTACGAACCGGGCAATGTCACCTGGGCTACAAAAGAGGAACAGGGGAATAACAAGCGAAACAATATCCTTTTGACACACAATGGGGAGACAATGTCCATCGCCCGATGGGCGCGAAAGATCAAAATGGACCCGCGTTCCCTTCGGGATAGAATTGTCAGATACGGGTGGTGCCATAGCTGTGCGATCACCAAGCCTCGTTATGGTTCTTGCGATCACCGCTGACGACGCCGCCCAACGATGAGCCCAACGCCCGCGATGCCGACAAGCATGAGCGAGTCGGTGTAACCTTCGGGAGTTGTTGAGAACTTCAGCGCGGTCGGCGCGAGAAAACTGCCGGCGCTCGGTGAGTTAGGAAGCGCCAACGAGATTGCTGCGTTGGCAAACCCTTGACCACCTGACGCGAACGTTGTGTCAGTAAGTGCCAGATAGGTTGCTCCCCAAGCTGGCCCAAAGTTCGGATCGGTTGACACGCCCTCCGCCCAAGTCAATGAATCGAACGTGTCGGAAGTCGATAAAGGAACAAATGCCCATCCAGCGGTGACCGAACCGAACCCGCTCCCAACGAACGTACTTTGATCCACCAGCATTGAATCGGTTACGTCGAATGGTGCGAACGGGCTGACGCCTGTTTGCTGAGCTTGTGCGGCCCGTAGCGTGTAGTCTTGTGTTGCGGTCCAGAATCCGCTTTGAGGGGTCCAGCCGCCCGTGATGGTCGCGGTGTCTGCGTCCGTATCAATCTGGATGTCGATGGTGTCGCCAGACGCGAGGCAGTACGCAACGTCGAACAACGTAGCGCTGGCCGACGTAACGAATGCGAGCGCAATAAATGCGCACAGAATTAGCCTTCTCATGAGCGTTCTCCAATGGGGGTGCGACCGCTGAATGCGATTCGCTATTTACCAACTGCCAAGTAGGTGAACCCATTGGAGCGTCTGAGAAATGACTGGCAAGGTTTGTTTAGTCGCCTGTTTTACGGTCTGCGTCGGCGTCGTCGTCAAGTTTATGACGAGCCTTTACCATTTCGCGAACCAGTCGGCGAAGCAATGACGGCCCGCGTTCGAGCCATTTCGCCATCGCGTCCGCCGCTTCTTCAAGTCGTGTAGCCATTAGATTATCGGCTCGACAGTTTGAACTAGTTCGCAAAACTCTGCTTTGTATCGGACGACGACTACACCAGAACTTCCACTGATATGCAGTGTGTTTCCGGTTCGTTTGTACTCGCCAACAACTAACGATGATTCGTCCCATGTTGACCATCTAACGTCAGCGTTTGTGATTTCTTCGATGGTGAATTTGTTGTATTGGCTTGGGAACGCGATTAGCCAATTCTGAATCGACGCCCCCGTGTTGCGACGGTAGATTCGATTCGTGAACTCGCTGGGTTCGCGCGAAGCGTGAGCGGTATCCGTTCCACGGGTCTCGTGCTTCTTTGTTGGCTGACCTAACTCGGTACAAACCATTTCGCTAGTCACAGTGACAGACGGATCACGTGCTTTTGCAGCATTTAGTTCGTTATCGTTTGGGTAAAGCGTTGTCATATCTTAGGTATCGGTAAATCGTTGATATTCCCAGAACACGGTTGTCTCGTTCCGCGAAGCGTTCGTCCATTTACAGGACAACTCTCCATTCGTTCCAATCCGAATCTGAATCGACGAGCCACCATCTACGGCACCAATAGTGATTGCTTGCAGCCCGTTGTTTGTCCCTGTGTGTCTACTAGTGGTGATGTGATCTAGAACCCAACTCACGCCGTCATCAATCTCTACTCTGAATTGCATTGGCCATTGAAGGCTACCGGGAATGTTAATCCACAATCTGAGGTTTCCGCCCCGCCCAACATTCTGCCCAAGTTGGTGGACGGCGTTGTTGGTAGCTGGGATGACGACTGAACCTGTGGTTGTCTCTAGCGGTAGAATCGTCCTTGCTTTGAACGGCACTGCGATATCAACGTTGCCCGTTCCGTCTGCCACCTCAATGGCAATCGCTCCAACGGTTTCATCCCGCACCACTGCTGTCACTCCCGCTGGCAGTGCTGACGCTTCAAATGTTGCCGTGTCGATGATTTGACCGGCTGGAATGCTCGTCAAGATAAACGAAACTGCTCCGGCTCCTTCGATGATTTGTTTCGTACCGTTGACGCCACCATTTACCGTGATATTGACTTCGGCTTTTTTCGCCGTCGCGTCCGGGATCGAAACGATGTCCCCAGCTTTGTACGTAGAATTGAGAACGATAGATGCGTCGCCGGGTTGTACCGTGTACTCAACATTCCATTCGCGACCTGTTCCCGGCTCTTTAACGATAAGGAATTGAATGTAGTTCGCTTGCAGATTGTAACCGGCGTTCTCTTTCGCGTTCCATTCTTCACCAATTGCCAATCGCTCAATAAGTATTGTGCGGTTTGACGCTTCGGCTGTGTCGCTGGCGTGATACCACGTTTCGGCAGAAATTCTTTTTACAACGCCGTCATTTACTCGTAGTCGCGGATAGTTGACTGTGTTATTGTCACCACCGGCCCGAATCTCCAAGCCACCGCCAAGGCCAACCCATTCACCACCCGCTGCTGCCACGTTCTCACGTCGGACGAATGACTGCGTTGCAAAGTCTGGCGAGAATTGACTGTCAATCTCGAACGCATATTGAATATCCTCAAAGTCGGACCCGTCGCCGATGTCGTTGCCCCAAACTTTCAGTGTCACGTTGGTCGGTCGCGTTCCACTGAGGACAATTTTCCACCACTCATCGTTGTCGAACTTAGTGGCTGTCATCCCGGTTAACTGGTTGGTCGGCTGTCCAACGGGCTGGCTGAGTGTTCCGTCTAGCGCAACATCGACGCCGTACAAGTTTGCGGGCGTGGCTGTCTCTCCGACCTGCAACGTGATCGGCGTTACCGTGTGCTTTGGTATGTAAACAGCAATGTCCCCGTCTTTCGTGATCGGCCATTCGTGCCGCTGTGCTGCTGCCGTGAAATTGGCTTGCACTGGTCGAATCCCGATTCCGCCGACTGCCTTTGTCGTGTTCGTCGGCGTCGTGCCACTGTTCGCTGCATCAAACGTAAATCCGTGATCGCCGGATGCAAGGTCCAGCATGTCGGCATTGAATCCCGGTGATCCCGCCGAGTTGCTAACAAATGTAAATTTCGCCGCATTGCCTGCTTTGGCAAAGATCATTTCAGCCGGGCCAGAAACCGAAAATGCCCGACTGCTTGCGGTGTCTACAATCGTTGCTGTAACGGTCCCCAGTAGGTCATCGAAAACAGTAATTAACGACGGGTTGTGAGTGAACAAGTAATCCTGTGTCGCCCCATCGGGAATGATGTGTCGCTTCGCTTCACTATAATTAATGTCATTGATACTCAACGCTTGCGTGCCCGTTCCCGTCATCGTTCGCAGATCATTACCGCTCACGCGAAACGCGCCGATTAGTTTCCAGCCACCGCTGTCAGCTTCCACGTCATCAAACACAGTTACAGTGTCGGGCCTGTCGTTGACAGCTTCGATGATGTAGTTGACGCCTACTACTGATCCGTCGTCTGTGATCCAGTCGGCGTTTATTGGCATCGAAACCACAACCCGATTGCCTGTGCTGTATGCCTTATTAGGTTCCCAACTATCTATCTGGTCTGTTGTCGAAAGTCCTTCGATCTCAATCGACCAATAAGTGTTGCCTCCAACTTCGGTCACTTCCAACCGGATCAGTTTTCCCTTGTGTTCGGTGCCAATAACAAAGTGGTTGTTGATGATACCGTTAAAAAACAAACGTTGAGGGGTTAATGTAAGGTCTTGTTGTTCAAGTCTGATCGGACCCGACGACGAACCGTGATAACGGAACTCGATGTATCCCGCAGCAATGTCGGGAACTTTATAGATAGCCTCACCTAACGCACCTTGATAGATCGTCGTAAAGGTTCGCTGCGCTAACGTCTTGCCTGCGTCTGCCGTGGTCCAAACCAAAGATTGGTCGCGGTTCGCTTCAACATGCCATTTGCCTGACGACGCGACCCAAAAGGCACGGTAAAAGTAGCCGGGAGGAACACCGATAGGCCCGTCGATCGACTGACCATTATCAGCACGAACAACATCCCCTTCGGCTTCCACACTTATCGGATCACCATCACCTGCTGCCGATACGTTTACGACCTCAATCCAATTCGGATCATCGGGGCCGGGGTTCGGGTGTGTGTAGTTTCTGGTTGTTTCACCGAAGTATCGACGCCCAAGAGACAGCGGGCCGTCTGCATCGGGGAGGGGCGTTCCCCACAAATCCGCATTGCGCCGATCCAACGTCTCGGCTTTCCACGTTTTCGCAATCGCTTTTTCAGTGGCGTCGTCAAAGTCAGCGATGACGCCAGCCAGTGGCGAAGCGATTTCAAACGCAATTGACCAGTCAGTGCCGTCGAAAACGTACGCACCTGGCGGGTTGGTTCCGTCCTGCACTGACAAGAATGACCAGTCGTTTTCGGTGGCCGTCGTGTGAGTCGTCGCCAGTTCCGCGAACGTGGCCACGCTTGGGAATCGGTCGCCGAGCAATTCAACCAGGTCGAGTTTCGTTTCCAGGTCTTGTAGGATTGCGGTCAGCGTTGGGCGGTCATCGACGATTGTGTTGCCAGAGAATTGCCCCCAGTCGGCAGCGGTCACACCGATGCCCAGTCTGGAAAACGTGGCAACGAACAGATCGTAAACGGCCTTCTCGTTCGCCCACTTCGTCGGCACTGCCGATCCATTGGTTGGAATGGCCGCTTCGGTTTCGGCCTTGTCCAGTTTCAGGTCAAGTTCGGTGCGCTGTGCCAATTCGCTTGTCAGCTCAAGGTCCGATGACGTGGCGGCGTCTCTGATGTCAGTCCGCATCGGTGGAAGGGATGACTGAGCAGCTTGGGCAGCCAATTGAATCACGTTCGGATTCCCGCCACCCACGTCGGTCATCGTGAACTCGCCGCTGGCGGCATTGAGTGTCGCCGTTCTCTGCACCGTTGATGATGCAAGGTCTGCCTTGACAGCATCCCATGCGGCTTGTGACCAGCCCCATGCGGCGGACAGGTCAACATCATTGACCGCGCCGAAAAACGTCTCGTCAACGTCGTCCGGCGTGATCGTCTCAAGGTCAGCGATCTTCGTGTCCTGGTCGGTTTGAGATGACCCGCTTACCGAATCGAAATCCCAGATAAGACCGTTTAGGAATTTGGCTGCAATTCTCGCACGCCCGTTGTCATCAACGGATGTGTCGTCTTCATTTTGTGGCGGGTTCGGCCAGGCAATTACTGTCATAAACTTTATAGTCCTAAACCAAGTCGATTGTTAAAGATTCCGCGAGCGGTCATGTAATCGGCACCTGTTAGCTGGCGGTTCCAGACTGCCAAGAATGGCAACGCAAGAAATTGATTCCTGACGAATACTTGAAGCACAACGGGTCCGCCCGTAATGTCAATCGCAGGACCGGAAGCGGTTAACGAAAGTTGGATTGTGTTTGCATCGACAACGATTACATAGTAGCGAGTCGGCCACTCTGAAAGATTGCCCGCAATGTTCAAGTCAAGGTAGATTTCGTCATCGTTTGAAAGTCCGTGACCTGTAATAGTCAGCGTGTCAGCAGCGTCGTCAGTAGCCACAACCGGCAATTCAGACCCAAATGACGCTGTAATTTGATTTGGGTTGTTGGTGCTTGAGATTGTCGAAGTGCGATCAGCTATTACCGGGTGTCCCGTAGCCGCTGACTGCTCTTTGATTGGACTGGCTGAATCAGTATACGCCTTTATTGTGTGGTCGCTTGTGAAACCAACAACGTGCATTTGGCCTAGCGGCAAAGTGTTACCACCGGGTATCGCGTTCCAGCCTGACTGACCAAGAATTCTCAGCCGGGCCGATCCGAATAAATGCTCGTAAGAGACGTTGAAACCCAGTGAGGGTTGAGCGGGGGCGCCCGACAGGTAGAACATCCGAAGAACGTCACTTCCACTTGCAGACAATACCGCTTTTGGGTCAAGGGCAAGCCCTTGCATAATCGTAAACGGCCCGGATTGTGGCAAAAGCATTTTTCCGCTCAACGTGTCGCGGGCCGCTAACTTGAACCAGTCGGCATCCCTTACTACGTGCCCCCCTTCGGTCAGGTCATATTCGGCGGCATTGGTGGTTTGCCTTACTACGTTGTAAGCCATTCCCGCCGCGCTCTGAGCTGATGAATTGAGTATGTGAAGCGAGCGAAGATTCGTATCCAATCCAGCCGCAGACAAGTCGTTCCAAATGTCATTAACACCCGAATTGGTCGGGCTTGCAACTGCGTTGTAAGCGGCGGGGATTGCGTCAAGAGAATCTGTCGTAACTTGATTTGAAACCGCCGAATAAATTTCGGCGAATTCATTTCGCCACCCAACACGGTATTCGTATTGGGTGTTAGGTGCGAGGTTGCATTCGTCCCAATGCGCATCCTCAATAACATTCAAGCTATTTGTAGTTTGAACATTTGATCCTTTCCAAACCCGTTGCCATGCGGTTTGCCCGACTTCGCGCCGATACAAATTGACCTCTTCGAGCAAACCGGGATTGCCTGCCGGATTTGTCCAGGCCACCTCATTACGCCAAGCGCTTGCCGCTGTAGCGACGACCCCCGAAGGTGCAACCGTTGGCGGTGTGTAGTGAGCGCCGCCGAACGATGCGATTTCATTAGCGAGGTACAATCCGAATCTGTTGTACTGGGATTGATTGAAATGCACAGTATTGGCTTGGCTGTTCCCAGAAGGGAAACCGTTATTCCAAAATATGTTTGGCCATGCGTTATCGAAGTACGCAGTCTCTACGATGGGCATTGCGACGACGGCGTTTGCGTGTTCCTCAGCAGCCAGTCGTTGCGATTCGCGAAGACGGAAATACAGATAGGTTTCATCCGTAGATGCGTTTACGTCGCCACCAAAAATGCCGGTTATCATTACCTTAATAAATTGCTGATCGGCGAAGTCAGAACCCAAATCAGTGTTGAACTTATCGAATAGGTCTTTTGTGTAGTCCTTGATCTGCTCAAACGATTGGGTTCCGCCATTTAGATCCGACTGCGATGCTTCCGCCTCCCCTTGGCACCAGATAAGCCCTTTAGGGGTGTACGTCACACTGTTGGCAGCAGCCCACGCTTTGAAAGCGTCCCACTTGTCTTTAAGCTCGTCAGCATAAGCATCGAAAGTCCCGTTGTTGCCCTCATCTGTCATCCAGTTGCCGCCGCCGTAATTTACGCCAGGCCTAACACCGGAGTTCCCGGCAGCAAAATAAATGATAACGACAGCTCGACCCGTGTTCGCGTTGTACTGTTTAACAAATGCAGGTGCTGGACCTGACCGCCACCCCCACCAGTCACCAGCCATGCTTCATTTCCGGTAGTCGACTGGAAGTAGAAACCCGCTCCTAACGGCGGGTGATCTATGGAAACATCTTCGCCCGGAGGAATAGCGCCAGTGTTTCCGAGGTGAGCACCGTTACCTGTGTACCCCTGACCATTCGATTGACCGGCGATGATAAATACGTCGTAGTCGGTGCTGGTTACTGCGAGTGTGAATGATGCGGCTGCACTCGTGCCTGCGGTGTTTGTTGCGGTGACGCTTACCGTGATTGGACTAGCGGTTTCGTCGGCTGCGTTCGGCGTGCCGCCAAATTCTCCGGTAGATGTATTGAACGTAATTCCGGTTCCAGTCGGCAAGCCCGTGACTGACCACGATGTTGGCGAGTTCGTTGCTGTTGGCTGGTATGTAAACGGCGAACCCGTTTCAGTCGACTGATTGGATACGGTAACGGTTGGCGCGGAACCGGCTGCGGCTTGCCGTTTAAGGCCCACATCCCCATTTGCCAAGACGTACCAATCCCCCACAGCAATACTCGCGTCAGCAAGTGCGTCGGAATGATCTGCGTGTGATGTTTCGGCAACAACAACACCTCCCGTTCCGCCTGATGCGTCTGTGTCAACCCACGCCGTTCCGTTCCACGTCGCGCTATTTACGCCACTCTCGATGATTGAGTCTACGACTGGATCAGTCGGCAGGGTGTCAAACGGGCCACCAAATTCGGTTGTGCAATACTTCGTGGCCGGCACCCATTCGGTGCCAGTACATTTATGTACGAGCAATCGCGACCGACAATAAGCAATGTCATTCTTGTGGTTCGCAGGCGGATACGTTGTCGCCAAGTCTGCAAACGTATCGACGCCGTCAAGTAACTCGCCAACGCTTCGACTGTCCACACCCCGCGTCTCTCGGTTGGATAACAGCCAGGCGGTGCCGTCATACTTTGCCGTGACTTTTTCATCGTCATAAACGTATTCAATCTTGTCATCTTTCGACAGTTCATCAATGCCAGCCGCCGCAATATCAGCAGCTGTGATCGACGTCAGGATGGTTGCGTCAACGGCGGGCGCGAGTCCGGCGCGAATTACAGTACCTTCTTCCTCGATAGACGTAACTGCATCTTGTACGACATCAACAATCGAACGGACGCCATTGCGCTCCACCCACGTTTTCGTGCCTAGCAAAAATGTGTCGCCCGGCAATGCGGCGGCAATGTTTGCTGTCGTTATCTGTGCAAAATCAGCCATTATCCGTTGACTCCTACGTTAGTTGGTCGTGGTGGTGCGCCCGAAGCGTCAGCGACTACGTTGCTAGTCGGAAGGTCGCTGTGTGTCTGGCTGGTTGGATGGTTGTGGATGAATCGGTGCGTTTTCAGCGTCGCCTGATCGGTGTACCAGATGCGGTTTTCGTAAGGCAGTTTCGGGGACTCCGTGCGCTTGCTGAATGTTGTAAGGACAAATCTTGTGTTCGTTGGATCGGGTGCGTCGAGTGGCTGAAACAGATCGTTATCGTAAATGTCCGCGTCGTCTATCGCGTTGTACCCAATGCAATCCCCCTCGGTTCCCCTGATCCAGTTGCCCGCAATGATGCAGCCGGTTCGCGTGTTAAATTCTTCGTCGGGATTATTGGACGTGAACGCGATGCCGCGCGGCAATGTTGAACCCGCGGATGTCACGCCGTCAATCACGTTGTTAATTATCGTGACGTTTTCAAGTAGACCCTCTTGGTCTTGTGATCCTGCGGCGCGGAATGCTTCGATGGCCGCGCCCCGTGTGTTTTCGATCAGGTTGTGTGCGATGTACAAACCACTTACCCGGTTGATGCCAATGGCGTGACCGTCACGGTGATCGTCGTTGTCGGGTAGCAGGCTATTCGGGTGCGTGTCGTGCAAATGGCAATATGTGATTGAACAGTCGGCACCGCTCACTGGCTCATCGTTCTTTTGCAGGTTCAGGAAGTAGATCAACCCGCCCGCGCTGCCGCTTATGTCGCAACGATGCCAGGTAAAGCGATCGTTCATAAATGAGATATTGAACCCGAACGAATCTACATCACAAAGGAATGTACTGTTGATGAATGTGCAGTCGCTTGATCGTTCATCGGGCGTCGTTTCAACCGGCGAGCTGCCCAGCGATCGCTCGTCATCGTTCCACTTGATGTCATGAAACTCCATATTCTCTATGCGAATGCCTGAATAGCCCTCGAAGTGTGAAAGCTTGTGGTTGGCGTTGACGACTGGTTTTGTATCTCCGACTCCAACCACTCGCACGCCGTTGTTCCATAGGCCCAGAAGCGGCCACACGCTTGCCCGGTCCTGGTCTTCGTGAACTTTGACCGTAGTGTTTGGCGGGACTCTCCCAGTGATATCTTCGAAACCTGACAGCGCATTCTCAAACGACGAACCGTCGCCGGTTCCGTACGTTGCCCCTTCGCTGCGAATATGCAGGTCCGGAACCGTCGTCATTGGTGTCCGTTTTTTCATGTTTACGATACCAGTGGATTCGTGTCAGCAAACAACGCCTGGATTTCTCCATCCGAAAGCACCTTGTCCCACATGCCTACGTGGTCAAGTAATCCGTTGAACACGTCAGCTCGACCTTTCATCATTCGCAGGCCGTTTGTACTTCCGGTGTAAAGCGTCGAAACGCCCTCGACAACTGGCGCGTCAACGCCAACTTGATCGTTCCGAACTATGCGAGCCGTTCCGGTTGCCGCATCCCATGACGCCACAGCAAGGTTCCACACGCCCGGCACGTAAATTCCGGTCCCGCCGCCGCTGCTGGCGGTCACAAAGTCGTTTGTGGTTCCATCTCCTTTGTTCACCACAAACTGCAACGCACCACCTGCCGATCCGGCCAGCTTCCAGTTCAGGTCGGTTAGGCTTGACTCAACGCCCATCAAAACGAACGTGTGCGTACTGGTCGGGTTGAACCATACAGCAGCGCTGAACGACTGCGATCCGTCGCGAAGCGGCCATGCGGAATTGCCTGCATTGTTTGAGTTGACAGAAGACAGAAACGCCAATGATGTCGCTGGTCCAACAGCCGCGCCAAATTTACCGGCTGCGTCCTGTGGTGGGATGTTGTCATCGTTCCCAACAAACCAGCGCCCAATTGTCGGTGCCCCTGTTGTTGAGACGGTCGGTACAACGGTTTCGACCTCACCGCTCGCGTTCGCATCCTCAAACCGCCAAAGAGCGACTAAGTCATCCCGTGCCGATGTCAGGAATGGATCTTCACCACCACCACCACCGGTTCCGGCCACTGTTCCAGTCAGGCCGCTACCCTCAAACAGTCGAAGCAACCCCCCATCGTCACGCACTTCGAATTCGAGGAATGAGAACCCGTCAGCGTTGATCGTATTGAAGTCTGGCACGCCTCCGTCAAGGAACACAAAGTCGCCGTGGAATGATGGAAGGTTGGCAGCGTTCACACCAAGCGAACGCTTGAAGCTCATGGTGACCGTTTGCCCTGCCTCAATTCCACTCGGCTTCGCGATGACCGACGGTATCGCGCCCCATTCCATGTGCGTTGAGAGTCCACTGGAAACATCGAACGTAACCGCCGCCGCCTCTGTCAACGTCTGGATCAGCGGAACGTCCACCGGTGACGATCCACTACCGCCACCTTCAATTTTGTACCAGCCGTAGTCAGCTGACGTAGTACCGCCTTCGTTCATCCTGATCTGATGCCGCTCACCCGGATCGGTGCTTGGCGGAATCAGTGTCACCACCTGGCCCAGTTCGCCAATCGTTGGGTCGAACAGCGCCGCAAGGCTGATCTGATAATCAACAACGGTCCAACTGGTCGTCAGCGCCGTGTCACCGCCTTCGTATCGGTACGTCAGTCCGTTGTCAGTTTGCTTGGCATAATCACGCTGCGTAAACGTGGCCGCGTTGGCTGCATCCAGTCTCGCAGCTGCGTTGGCAAAATCTGGTTGCCCCGTTCCGAGTTCGCCAGTCGCGTAACTTTCACGCCGATCGACACCCCAGTTCGTGCCGTCGTATCGAGTGAACACCTTTTCATTGTCAAACCTAAATTCGATAGCGTCATCCTTCGACAAGCTATCAATGTTCGCCGCGCCCAAATCGGCGGCTGAAATCGTTGCCACCATCGCCGCGTCATTGGTTGGCGCGTTGCCAGCACGAACCACAACGCCTTCTTCTTCGACCTCGCCAGTTGACGCCGAACCCAATGAGCTAACATAGGTCCACTGATTCGCCTGTGGTCGGTACACATGCACGTCAAATGGTGCGACGTTGTTTTGCACCAAAAATGTTTTTTCTACCGACAAGCCGTTGGCGCTAACGATCCCATCAAGGATCGGTCGAACCACCGTCTGGTCGGTTGGCGTGGCTGAACTGCGGAACCCAACCAAGTCACCGGTCAGTCCCAGCGTGCTGAGCATTTCCTCATCGGTAAACAGTTCATCGGCGGAACCAACAGGCGTTAGCGCGAGCCAGCGACGGTTAACCGTCGCGGTTGCCGCTGTACGTTCAACTGCACCCGATGCCGGGTCACGAACTTCTGCACCTTGTGTGACTGGTGTTATTGGCATGATCAGCTAAGTCCTGCGAATTTGGGTGTGCCCGTTGAATCAACAACGAACTTGATGATGAATGGTGAATAACCCGGTTGGGTGTAATTGCCGCCCGGATCGTTGGCAGCGGGGATGGTGTACGTGTTACCTGCCGGCGTAATTTGGAACATAAATTCTTTGGCTCGTGAACCGGTGACGGAACCCGTGACGCCGAACGTCGTGGCAGCTGTCAATGTACGGCGCTGGAATTTGCACCCTTCCAGGTCCAGATCGGTGCTAGTGACCCATTCAAGGAAATCACCAGACGGAATTGCGGCCTTGCCACCAGCGCCGATCAGTTTCAATGCGCCGCCCGATTGAACCGTGAAGCAACCGCCCTGAATGTTGCCCGCTGATGTTTCGCGTACGTGAATTACTTTTCCAGCGCCAGACGCCACCAGCGTCATTTCGATGCCATCAGGCAACGGCCTGATTCCGTTGTCGCCAGACACAAAGATTTGCGACACGGTATCCTTTGTCAGCCCGCCCTCTGGAACCATTGCAACGTGCAGATCGTCAGTCGTTAATGCACCGCTGATGATGTCTTTGGAGATTGGCCGGAATGAGTACCGCAGGTCGGTCGTGCGTGAATGCGGGTTGCAGTAGTACCGATCGCCCGCGTACGAATAATTAACATCAGGATCAAGACACGACACGGGGTTTGCGTGTGTGGCTGGCGAAACGAACACCAGATTTTCAAGCGTCACACCGCCAGAATTGTGGGGAATGATCACGGTGTGTTCGCCCGTGCTGAGCGTGTTGATAGCACGCAGATCGGTGATGTTAATGCCCGAACACATCGTTGTCGGCACACCGGGTCGGCTGGTGTCCTCTGCGCCGTCGTGATCCAGCATGATTCCGTTACTGGTTTCAATACAACGAACCAGTGCAACCTGGCAAGCGTCACAATCCCACATGAACACCGAATGACCGGGGTACGGGTGCGCCAGCCGTGGCTGTCCGCGATCGCCGACCGTTTTGTTGAAGTTGTGGTCGCCGGCGCCGGCCGACCCACGAATCTGCATCGACGAACAACCAAAGAACGCCCATTGCGAACGAACGACCTGTTGGACGGTTCCCGAATTCCCGCCCCCAGCTACAACGGTGGATGTAGCTGGCGTTGGCAACACGACTTCAAATTTGTCGTTGCCGAGGTGTGCCGAGATTGGCAGATAGCCGGTCAATTGGGCCGCTGAAAGCCCAGCTGCCGCCGTCAGTCCAGAGAACTTGGCGTAGTGGCCCATGTACATGGGGTTGCGTTCCAGCGTTACCACGGCCCGGTCTGAATTGTTTGTGAATTCGATGGGATTGGCTGGAAGCGACCTCGCTGGCATGTGCGGGCAACTTTCGACGCGGTGACAGTTGGCGCTGGTTTCCAGTTGATCCAGTCGCAGTCGGTAGGGTTTGCGGGTGCTGGTCAGGTTGCCCAGCCAGATCGCTGGCCCGCCATTGTCGGCGATCCATGGCTTGTCGATGGAAATCAAACCACCAGCGCTGGCCCCAGTGGTATCGAGACTGGCGACGCCGTGACCGTCGTCCAAATGAATTCCCGCGCCTTTGTTGTCCGTGATCGTCGTCGAATAGAATTCGGCGTATTCCATTTGGCCGTAGCCGCGAATCCCTGCACCAGGCTGGCGACTGACTTGCACGTTGTGGATAAATGTGCGCGACGAACTGTAGCTCGATACGTCGTCGCCCAGTCCCTTGATGACAATGCCGTGGGCTGTGTCCGCGCCGTTGTTGTATCGGTCGGCGGTGCTGTTGATCAGGATATGTTCGATCTTTGTTGAACGTCCGATGCACTGAATACCAGCTTTCGTCAGGTCGCTGAATTCAAACACGGTGCCCAGTTGGCCTTCTGTGCCGCGCAGCTCCCGCCCCGCCCCGAGATGCAACACGCCAGCGTCGGGCGACAACGCACCAGCGTCATCGAACTGCACCGTGTCGGGTTCATCAAACAGCACGCCTGTACCGGCTGGCAACTGATTCACGGCACGAACGCAGATCGTGTTTTGTACGCGCTGTGCCGCGTCTACTGTTCCGTAGACAACGCCCAGTGACTTGGCGTTGACCATGCCGTTGACTGGTTCAATCTCCCACATGTTGCCAGCGGTGTCGGTGAACCACGAATAGCCTTCGGCGGGTGGTCCGGGTGCCGTGGTGACTTTTCGCCATCGCCCTGGTCGGTCGTAAAACTCGACGTATTCGCGGTTGGCCTTTGGGTCCAGGTCCATGCCGATCGCCGTGGCAAAATCGACCTGTGAAATGTCCAGTTGAACCACGCTCCACTGTGTCGGATCGAACGCAGCCACGGTTGGGTTTTGTGGAACAACCAACGGCGCATAGATCGTGCCACCCTCGGTGACGGTTTGCGTGTGACGGGTGATGGCCAGCCCAGCTGCGTACGCAACTGGCGGTTCGTAGTTCAGCCGTTTTAGGTAACCCGTCAACGTGTCGCTGACTTTGCCCAACCGGGTGTTCATCGTGTCGGCGGTACTGTGTACGAATTCCGACAACGACTCTGCATCGACGCGAGCCTGTTCCAGTCGTGTTTCTGTTAATGATGTGCCCATGGGTTCCCTAAACTATCGTGATGTACGTGTGACCACCGTGCCGCTCGAACCGAAGGCGGTTCACGGCATTTGCGGTTTTGTTTAACGGCCCGTTTGTCAGCGTTGATCCAGTTGCAAACGCAATCGGAATGTTAGCGGTTCCGATTGTCAAAACCATCGTGCGTTCGGTTCCCTCTGGTGCGTTGATCATTTCTAACGTGAATGACTGCGTGGCCGTCATCGTGAACACCTTGGCCTGTTGCGGCCAGAATTGAACCTTGTTCGCGTTGGCGGCGATCGTCGCGGCGAAATCAATTGCCATCAGCCCGCTGTTTTCTTTGCCGCTGCTTTCTGGCGTGAATTCAATGCCCGGTGTTCCACCACGAATGTCGAATGTGCTATCAAAGTCGTTGTCGGATTGGTTTCCGTTTCTGAAAATGGCGTTGCGTTCGCAGTTGATCGTATACGTCGAATTACCAACGATTTCGACAATGCGCTGGCCCAGCGTCCCGCCAGCGGTTCCGGTTTTTGCGCGAGTCAGCACCTGGTTGCTTGGTCGGCTGTGGTTTCCGTGCGCGTCGGTCTTGATGTTGGTGAACGTCCGCATGTTCAGGAATGCGTTTTCTCGGATGGTTGCGCCAACGTCGCCGACGCATCGCACGTACGATTTTAGATTGTCGTGCGCTCCAAATTCGTTGTGTTCCACGATTGTGTTTCGTAACGACCCGTCTGAGCCTTCGATCATTTCAATGACATAGTCGCGGGCAGAATTCTCCAGGTAGTTCCCTTTGAATGTGACGTTCTTTGATCCACCACTAAACACCATTAGCGTGTCGCACTGGTTGTCAGAGAAGTGTGAATTTCGAACCGCCACATTGTTCGCTTGGTCGCCATTCGATTCGATCAGTCGGGCAGCTGGGTTGGTGTTGTCCGACCAGCGGCACCGATCAAACAGAACGTCGGTCATCGAATTGACGCCCGTGTGCTGAACCATCGGTGCCTTGTTCAGCGAACCGATCACGCCGACCATTTTGATGCCATCGGAAAAATCGGTCAGGATTCCCGACTGCGTCAAACCTTGCACGCGGCTGTTTTCCAGCCTGATGTTTTTGATTCTGTGGCCCGAACTGGCTTCGATCACATTCCGCAGGTTCTTGAACGTGCCGCCAGTGATCGTCACATCTTGCACCGCAGCGGTGCGAACAACGAAAACCGGGTTGGTGTCGGTCACGCCTCTGATCTGTGCGTGTTCGTCAATGTCGATTTCCAGCGACGTTCGCAATTCCAACGCCTTCACTCGGTAGTGATCCGACGGTTTCGGCACAACCACCGTTTTTCCGGAATCAATCGCGGCCTGAAATGCGGCGCTGGCGTCGTTTCCAGTGCCATCGGCCCCGAATTGCAGCACGTTCGCCACGTTGCGATCAAGGGCACGCCACCGGCCCACGCCAGTTGGCCCCAACAGCACGAAACCACCGTCAACGGCCTGCGTGCCGGTCGCGTCGTACACGTAATGGTTGCTCCCGCCGTCGTATGCCGTCAGGTAGCCCCGCGTGCGTACGCGGTCGCCTGTGGCCGGCGTGAGGGAATCCAGCGAAAGCACTGTGTCAACGGTTGGCAGTCGTTCGGTAACTTGCCGCCACTGGGTCGGGTTGAATGTGGCCGTGGTCGTGAACGGGATAAGGTCGAATCGTGGCGCGTACCGTTCGCCGTCATAAGAAACAGTTTGGCTGGTGCGAGTCATCACCATGCCAGCTGTGAACGCGGTGGTTGGTTCGTACCCGAAACTGTTCAGCCATTCCTGAAATCGGTTGTTGTACGTCAAGATCAGACGCGCGAACGTCGGGATGACGGCACCGAATCGCGTTGAAAACGTGCCGGTGTCGTTGAACGTCGCGGATTCGTTCATAAACCGCGATAGCGCGGTCATGTCTTCCTGCATCGAACACATCGCTGTGCGCGTGACTGGTTTACATTCTTCGGTTTGGCAGCAATCGCAATCGGCCATGTTTATCCTGCCATCTCTATCGTTTCACCGTTGGCATCAACTGCGCCCGTGATGAAATCTTTGTCATTGTCGTAAAACCGGTTGCTGTAACGAACAGCGGTGACCGTGTTTGTGTGGTCGTCGCCCGCTTCGATTTCGGTGACCAAATACGGGTTGTTGTCAAACTCTCCGTCGTACGCCAGCGTGTACACTGTTTGTACCGATCCGGCGTCGCCTGAAATCAACGGGATTCGCGGCGCTGAAACCAGCCGCACCTCGTCGGTCGATTCCACCACGATTCCGATAGCCTGCGTTGTCTTGTCACTCAGTTGCAGGAATATGTGTGTTGGGTTTGGTTGCTTCATCGGCTGGCTTAGTTTTAACGTCAGCCCGTCCTGGTCGAGGATGTCTCCGGTGTCGATGTCGTCGCGCGTACCGTCGGCGATCGCGATTCGCTGCCCTACCAACAGCAACGAACTTTCCTCGGTGGCGTCGAATTGAATTACCTCGTGGCGGTGGTTGATTTTGTTCAGTTCGCGATGTGCCAGTGTTCGCGCCTGCAATTTATTTCGCAGCCCAGCGTAATCCAGCGCGGTGGCGTTCACGGCGCTTTGATCTTCGGGCAGGTAGTACGTCACCAGCGCCCCGTCTTCTTCGTCCTGGTATTCGACTTCCACGCCGTCGTATTCGTTCTGCGGTCCCAGCGTGATCGTTCGTTTGATCGTTTCGGGGATGATGTTGCGATGGTTGAACAGCATCAGGCTGTTCGGTGTCGCATGCTCAAAATCAACCATGATCTGTGCGCCCAATCGGTACGCACGACAGAACGCGACACGCAACAACGTAGCCACGGTTTCCTCGAATGACATTTCGTGATCGTCGAATGTTCCGTTGAATGTCGTGAAGATTTGGCCGTCGGCATCGTTGCCGCCGAAATACTCCCGAACGTCTTTCAGCGTGTTGAAAATTTGACCTGAATCAAGCGTGCCCTCCGTCAGCCGGCCGATCCATTTATCGTGAGCAATGTGGTGCAGGATGTCATGAATCTGGTTTGTCGCTTCCAACGCCCCGCCGACCGTTCGCGTGACCTTCCGTTGCACCACCAGATTGAATTTGCGTTGTTTGACCGACAGCGCACCGCTGGTGGCGTGTGTCTTCACGTGGGCCAGCGTGACGTTTCCAAAATGGGCATCGGGCACATCCTTCACGCCGTACACCGATTCCCATTGCACCTCGGTGACCTGCCGCCCTTTGCGTTCCAGGTTCTGCTCGGTGACGCGGCGAACCCGCACTTGCATTCTGGACGGCGCAAACACTGGTTCGCAGAATACAGTCAGGTTTCGCGCGTCGGTCGTTTTACTGGAACCTTCCAGCGTGCCGGTGAACACCTGGGCCACACCGATCGGGTTGTCGTCAATGTCCACCTCTTTCAATTCAACTTCAACGTCGATGTCGAGGGCAACCTGTTGTTCGACTTCGCCTTCTTCTTCTGGCACCGTCATGAAATACAAACCCTGTGGCGCGGTCAGGTTTACGAATGCACGATCTAAATCTTTACCGTCCAGCACAAATGGGCCAATCCATTTGTCGGTGGTAGTCGTCAGCTGGGCTGATTTGCCTGGCGTCTGTTGCCCTGCGAAATTCTGTACCAGATTCCAGTCGGCCCGAACCGTGGACGGGTTTGACAACGTGATGACGCTGTCAGTCACCGACACCACGGTGTACACGCCATTCAGGTTCACCGATGTGGTTCCGTCTGAATGCGTCGCACCGGTCACCCGCAAAACGTCATCAGCTGCAAAAAATTCGTCAAACGCGAATTCGGCCTGTGTGCCCTTCTGGATCGTGTCCGGGTACACGAAGAACAGGTTGCCTTTGCCGGTGATCGAATCGGCGTTTGGTGCGCGGAGAATCTGGCCGTTGACGGCGTTGGAGTCACGCGCGTCGTACACGGGGTGGTCAACTGGCGTGCCAACGTCCAGTTGGGCCGCGCCGCTGTTGGGCGATGTGTACCTGTCTTCGGGTCAATCTCGTATTCACCGCGGCCAATGCACATCAGCGAGTATTCGACCTGGCGGTTGTTTTCGTACACGTTGTACGTTGGGGCGATCAGGTCTGGCGTACTGTTCACCGTGCCGAAAATGTCAGGAATACGTTCATTGCGCCGCGCCCGGTTCTCTCGATCGCTCAACCCGTTGTTCGGTGACGCACCACGCCGCCGCTGCGGTTCGTCCGGTTTCGGTTGCAGAGCGAACTGCAATACCTTCAAACCGATGACAAGGCCCAGCGTCGCCAGTACGCCCTCTGGGTATTGAACCAGGTAGAATTCGCCGTGTTGATCCTTCAGCGCGTCCCATTCCAACTGGCTGGTCGGCGTGATGTCTGCGGACTCGCTGACCTGATCGGCATACAGCCGCGAATTTTCCGGCCATTGTTCAAAGTGACTGGTCAGGAATTCCAACACGCCGCAATCGAATTCGTGGCGTTCTACCTCGTTCGGTTCGGCGACGTTCCTGATGATCGTGATTTCACTGGACATAGTATTTCACCTTTCGGCAAAACGCGCCAAACACCACCGGCAAGTCGAACTGCGCCCCGGCCTCCGTTAAATGCAGAATGCGGCCGGCTGTGAAAATGCCAACGTGTGGCGCACGGCCTTTCGGGTGCGTGCCCAACACAACGCACGGATCGGTTGCTGACTCAATGCGTTTCAATCCGGCACGACTGGACATGCCCACCGGCCCGAACAGTGCGGATAGATCGCCGCCAGTCACGTCCCGCCAGACGCGATCGGCGAACTGGCTGCATGTGTACACGCCCGGCACAAAAACGTGGCTAAGGGACTGGTCAACGCTGAACATCACACGAACCCCCGCATGGGGAACCGCGACAGCCGGTAAAGTTCACCGGTCGCCGAAATGTTCAGGTGCCGGGCCGTCGCTTCGAACGACGCGCCCTCGTGGTTGATGTCGATGGTTGCCAGTTCCAGGTCGATCGGGCCACGGATCGGTGCCAGCAAATCGTCCGATGTGTATTCGCGGTAGCGGAGGGTTGGCCGTTCGTTCATGCCATCGGCGGCACGCATGAGGTCGATTTCTTTGGGGATGTCGGTACCCAAATCGCCGAACTGAACCTGAATTGAATAGTCCAGGTCACCACGCGCACCGCCGTGGCGAATTTCCATCGGCACATAATCGAATCGGGCCTTGTTGCCAGTTTCCAGCGTCACCGAAATGCCCAGCGGGTTGTTGCGCACGATTCGATACACCTTCGAAAACGCCGTGTGGCTGATTTCGATGGTTTGGTACAGCGTGACGCTGGACGATGACGAAAGCATAAATTGCGCGTACGTGGTCATGGCAACGGTTCAAACGTCCCTTCGTTGGAATGGGGCAGCTGTTCGTTTACCAGGTCTTCCAGCGGGTTGATCGCGTTGAACAACGACCAGCCAAATGCGGGCAACGTGTTTTCGATGATGTGGGCCAGTTTCTCGCCGATGTCGGTGAATTCAACAAAGATGTTTTTGCCGCATCCGCCGTAAAAGTCGTACAGCATTTCCGTGAACGTGTCCCAGTCCTCATCAACGGCGTTCGGGAACACTTCCAGTTCAGCCCGTACCAGATACGTCTGGCCGTTGACGGCAGCCAGCTGCGGATGCGAACCAGTCACGAATTTGGCTTCGTATTTACACGCGAAACTGCGGTCAATAATCAGGTCGATGTAGAACGAATCCAGACCGCGATTTGTTTTCTGGCGGTAGAACACCATCAGGTCGTCGTATGCTGACGGCCCCATGGTCCATTGAACCTGAACCTGCCGCGTGGCGTTGACGACATCAACGCGCGTGCGATCGGCACCGCCCTGTAATCGGATGGTGCGCAGGTTGTCTGGATTGCCGGCAGAATAGCCGTCCTCGTCAACACGGTGCTGGCACAGATAATGCGTTGTCATCGCCTACGCCTCCGTGTGGAGGTGTGACGTGATAGCCCTTTGCTCAACCGGCTGTTCGGGTTCCGCAGCGCTGTGGCCGCCGTGCGGTCGGCGTTGCGCGACATTTGGCGTTCGATCATCACCTCGACCGTTTGCGCGTCCAACTGGTTAGCGACAACCTGCACGCCAGCGTTGTTATTCACCACGACGTTCATGTTGCCGCCCTGGTTGGGCAGTTTTCCCGTGCGGTTCATTTGCTCCAAAGCTGCGCGGTTTCGCCGCGTCGCGTCAGCATGTGCAACGAATTCACGACCATGGACAACACCCGCCACTTGTCGCCGTCCGACGTTGCCTGTGTATCCACCGGACATAAACCCGAATGGTCGACCCTGAATGCCTTGGGCGCCGAATCCGTTGCCAGCGTGCGGGATACCACGCCGGAACAGCTGGCCAAGTGGGCTTTGTGATCCACCTTGAAACAGTCCGCCAATGAATCCACCGAGCAGCTTCCTGAACGAAAATTTTCCGCCCTGCAACACGCTGGAAAACTGTTGCCCAATCCCCTGGAACGCCTGTTGTGCGAACTGCTGCGACTGCTGTGACGCTTGGCTGAGACTTTGGGCGTATTGCTGCTGTTGAATACCCAACCCTTGTGTGAACTGCTGTTGCGCTTGCGACGCTTGGGAGTATCCCTGCGCCACGGTACTGAAGAAACTGTTTGCCGACGATGATGCGCTATCAAATTGGCTGCTCTGAAAACGCCCACCTGCCGCACCACCACCTCTGAAATCAAATGAGCCACCAGCAGCAAAAGCCTGCTGTGCGGCTTGCGCAGCATCGCTTCCAGCAGAAGCGTTACCTTTGAGTTTGTCGTATGCGTCGTTTACCTTCTCAACTTCGATGGCGTGCCGCTGCGCCGAAAGACTCCCGCGATCGTGTAACGCTTGTAGATCAACCAGCGTTTGCCGGCGTTCAGTTTCAGGTTGGTTGATCCTGTCAAGCAGTGCGTCTTGGCGAGTCCGGTCGGGGTCATTTCGTCCAGTCGCGTTCCTGAATTGGCTTGTTTCGTCACTAAGCCCTTCGACGAATTCACGGTTACTGATCTTGTTCTTCTCACGCAGGGCAATCAGCGTTCTCAATGCCTCAGCATACTGCCGCTGTGGTTCCCTGATCTGATTTAGTAGTTGTATTTCTCGAGCCAGTGGGCTGTCGCCTGCTTCGCCGAACGCCAACGCCGCGTCACGAACTGCGGCATTGTATTGACGCTGTGATAGCTCACCTATTCGCAGCCTCTCGTCGAGTTCCTGAATTTGCTGGCGGTATTGGGCGAGTGGCTGTTGAGACTGACGTGTCAGCGAATTGAATTCGTTTATCGCCGCACGACGTGCTGCAATCGCGTCTTCGTCTGCGCCGTTATCGAACAGCCGCTGGTCTTCTACCAGATTGTCAATCTGTTCTTGCGGCAGTTTGGCACGCAATCCGGCGTTCCGTGTTTCTAATTCCCTAATCTCTTTTACGATTCCCGACTGCTGTGTCAGCGCCTCATTCTCGTCTCGGATGTCTTGCAACCGCTTCAAACTGGCGGGGTCAATCCTGCCATCTTCTACTAACCTATCGTCAGCAACTGCCTGTCTCGCATCTTCGGGTGTCGCGCCACCACGCAGCTGATTGTTCAGTGCAACGGCCTGTTCCATCTGCTTGTTGAAATTCTCGCGAGCCCCGACAAGCCTAGTAGTACCCTTATTGATTTCGCTGATGAGCTGACGTTCTGTAATCAGCCTTTCGACAGATGTCTTCTGTGCGTCTGTCAGCCTCAGTGCTTGGTCGCCAGTTGCTTTTCGCGCTGCCAATTGTGCCGTCATGATTGCCGTGGCACTTTGGCGACTACGGTTTTCATCTTCCAGCAACGCGCGAAGTTCACGGGCTTGCGAGACCTGCGCCGCCAAGCTGTCGTTTATTGGTTCCTGTGCTGCACGATTAGCGCGTGATGCGAGGGTTGCCTTGTCCCTCTCTAGTATGTTTTGTCGTTCTTGCCGGATGTCTTCGATTGGAATAAGCCCGTCGGACGTGAGTCGAGCCAGTTGCGTAGCACGGTTTTGAAGCTCACTGAACCCCTTGATGCCTGCTTTTGTCAGTCCGTCAATAATCCCTTTCGTGTTGTCTACTTCAACACCGATTTGACGGAACATTTCCCGTATGCTCTCGCCGCTAGAACGCAACGAGTCGCCAAACGTGATGCCGGAACCTTCAAATAGCTCGACTTCATCGCGAACGCTGGCAATCTCTGCGCCGATTGCTGCGATCGTTCCAACGACAGCAACGGGTGCGGCAAACTTTGCCAGTGGTCGCAATCCGGCCAACACCAACTGTTGAACTGCTGATTCTGCGCTACCAGCTTCCTTGGCCATCAGTTGGAAATTCCGAAACAGAACCGGAATGTTGTTTGCAACGCCACGAAAACCGAACTGGGCATCCTGTGCGGTGTTGGCGAATTCAAACAAGAAGTTGCTGATGCGGTTTCCGCCCAGCTTGTTAATCGTTTTATTGGTCGTGTCGATCGTCCGACCAGCAGCTGACCATGCACGCTGCACCTTTCTCAGGTCCCCCGTTGTTCTCGCCGCAAATGTGCCGGTTGCCTTTGCAAAGTCAGTTTGTGTTTTCAGCGACTGGGCCAACGAGTTGCTGACACCCCTGAAATTCAATGACTTCTGTAGGTTGTCATTTGCCCCAGCTGCCCTCGTCGCATTGTCTGCGATTCCTTTTAGCTTGTCCTCAATCGAACTGTCTATCTCGTCGTTCAGTTCGATTGAGTATCCGAATCTGTTACCCATCGGTGTCACCTGCTACCTGACGCAAAAGGAATGCGTCAAGGCTTTCGATTCCGCGCTGGACGAATCCAGAATTCTGGCGGCTGCGCCCACGCTCTAGCGCTGCGATGTACGGCGCACGATTCACCACAAACAGCGACGTACCTGGCTCGACTTGCTCGGCACGAGCCCGGCCAACCTGAATGGTTCGGTTGACTGATGCTTCGAATGTTGATCCATGCGTTCCGATGACGTGTGCCTCGCGGTAGCTGGCTGCCGGACTACCGATCGTGACCTGCCAGTTGGATAGCGCCCGCGACTTATCAACTGGCGTTTCATACGCGACGAAGCCAAGCAAGTGCATCGCAGCATTGATCTTGATATCGTTCAGCTCACCGGGCAGCGCGTCGGCGAGATTTTCCATATCGCTTGCTAGGTCGCGAAGTGTTCGACGCTTGGCCATTGCTGTTCGGTTTCTTCTTCGTAGTCGTCTTATTAATCGCCGCCAAATAGGCGCGGTCCATTTCTGCCACATACACCAGCAGGTCTTTCGTTTCCCGCTTTGTAAGGTCGTTCCATTCGCCCCACTTGATGACGGACGTGTAGGGAACCGGGCCAGTTCCCATGCCGAATTGACGCTCTGTTTCTAACTCCCAAAAAGCGTCTAATGCCCACCGTAGGTAGTACGGCACAAAGGGTACGTCTGTGATTAAGCTATTGGCTGTGCGACCGGTTCGCTTTGTCCATCGCTCGTGTCGTTTTCGCTTACGTTCGCTTCCGACTCGGCTTCGGTATGCGACGTAAGCTCCGAGTTTTTTGCTTCTTTCTCCACCACCGCATCAAGATTGAATCTTTTGAACTGTGTTGCTGCCGTCTCAAGCAGTCGCCGTAGCATTGGGAACTTGACCAACGCAATAGCCGCCATTGGTTTTGAGAACGGTTCGTTGGTGACGTTCTGCCATGTGACCAGGCACGTTTCCACAAACACCTCAGCGTCAAGTCGTTCGCATTCATCGTGGCTTAATTCGCCAGCGTCGATTTTCCGCCCATACTCCGTTTGCAACTTTCGCTGAGCTGCCGCCCACGCTGGGTTTAGATAAATGTCCATTGGCAAAACCCATGCGTATGCGTTGCGGGCCTTGTTAATCTCCACCTTCGCGCCCTCGGTCATCTTCACCGGATCGGTGCTGAATTCCCGAAGAACCTCATTTAGTTCAATTTCCATAGTCTCACTTTCCCCTGATGGTTAGAGCCGTTGCCTTACGTGGACAGCGGTTTAGTTTTGTGACATGGCTGCGTCGGGCAGGTGTGGGAAGAACGTAAACAGCGCCGTGTAGCCGTTGTCGTTTTCCGCACCACTAACCGTCAGCGGAACCATTACCGCCTCGTCTTGTTCTGTTTCCAAATCCTCCCGGCCAAGCGTGACCAGTGGCATGTCCAGAACCATTCCTGAATTTTCTTTGCCCAATGCCAACGTCATGCCAGATTTGACATTGGCACGAACCGCCTGCAGCGCTTCGACCGTTGAAAGGTAGGCGTCAATCGAGCCAGTCACCTCGAAGTTGCCGACCGTGATGTCGATGCCGCCGAGGGTTCCAAGCGCCTTTTTAATTTCGGCGTTGTTGGTGATTGTCAGTTCCGCTTCTTCGGCGTATCCGAATAGCGCTGTGGCCGTCACCATCGCATCGTGTTTGTACAGGTCGAAGAACAGCAGCGAATTCGATGTATTGAACGCACTTTCAGACGGCAGCGAATGCCGGGTGCCAGGGTAGAGCCCGTCTTTCCCATTGCGGAAGTATTCATCAAGGCCAACGAATCGCATCTCTAGACCAACGAAATCTTCCGATGGCAGCGAAAGGGTCATTTCATTTGCAACCAGTCCGCCGACGTATTGCGCCTGCGGTCCATCGTCATCACTGCCCAGCGTCCGTTCCATCGTGTAGGTGCGTCGCTTGATTTTCGACAATTCCTTTTCGTTCTTGATGACACGACCAAAGAATATCTGCACTGTCTTGGCAGCGGCAGAGTCAAGAACTGTGGACGGGGTCCAGTCGATATAGTCGAACGTGATCTCGCCGGACGCGATGGTCGCGATGCGGGCAAAGCCCTGATCCTGATCAAACGTGGTTTCGGGGGTGTCGCCACCGATGTACACCCATTCGCCGACTTGCAGGTTGAGCGTTGTCAGATCGACACCAACAACAACCATGCGGGCAAGGCTTTCTGTTGACAGGAACGACGCATCACCCAGCGCGAACTGATACCCGACTGCACGCACTGCGGCAACGTCTGGTGGTGTCGCTTCATCAACCAGGTCCTCGTCAAGCGTCAGCGTTTGCGGTGTGGCTGTGCCGTCGAGCGCTGAAACATGGGACACAATGTCGTTTGCGGGGTCGCCCATGCCAGACAACTTCACGATGTAGCCAGCCGTGATTTCCAGTCCGTCGCCTGACAGCGAATTGACAATGACAGTTTTGGCTGTTCCATCGACAGCACCCACGGTCATCGTTGGCGTGTTGAACGGATCGGTGCGTGGTTTGTCATACGAATCAGCGAAGAAGAACCCCTGTGCAATGCGCTGCAAGTTCGTCTGCGTCAGGTCTTCTGTGAAATCTGCTTCGGCGTCGAATCCGACCACGTCGCCGCGCTGCAACTGCCGGCTTGGCGACAGTGGACGACGGGCTTGGGTGTTCAGTTCGCCACCGACCGAACCGTAGTCGTTTGGCTCGCGTGGATACCAGTCTGGTCCGTCCGATGCGTTTTGGGCCACAACGGTCGTAGTCTTGTCGAACGTTACCGACTTGATCGTCACGTTCCCGATGATTTCGATTGACTGGCTGTCGGCGATTGGCAGCACAATGTCCTGATCTGCGCCGGTTAAGGCCGTACCGTCCCATGTTGTCGCAATCGGCCCATTCACCGTCAGGGTCATTGCAACCGCTGAATTCGTATCGACTTTCAGGTTGTGCGTTCCAGTTCCAAGCACCAGACCGGCCACATTCTGCGTCAGTCCAGATGCACAAAGCGTAATGAGGTTTTCGGGGTCAATGTTGTAATTCCAGATGCCACCAACCGCCGAACCACCATCGCCTTCGGCGGTAGTCAGGATCGTCAGCGGTGCTACCGTAACACTTCCGCCAACCGCTTCTGACTTCTCTGGCAGCATGTTAATGCAGCACTCTTCAGCAATGTGCGCGCCAACCTCGTTCGATGAAATGGTACGTGCGTCGCTGCATGTATCTTGGGCCATGGTTTTAACTCGCTATTTTTGAGTGGGTGTCGTACGTGTAACGAGCCGAAACGACGGCCCTAAATTCTTCGGAGACTGCAACAGCCGGTTCGCGACCAGCGCCAAAAAGGACAACGCCATCCACGTTGCGTCGCAACGCAGCAAGGATGATGTCGGCAGCGGCGTCGAGCTGGCCCTGTTGTGCCCACTCTCGCGGCTTGTTGATTTCAACCCTGATTCGCCCACGGTTCCTGTATCGCTTGGCGGTGTGAACACCATCGGGAAACCTGATTCGACATGAACCAAATGCTGCTTGCCGTCCAGTTGGTGGGTTGTCGATGACCTTTAACCACCAGCCATCTTGCGGTGGTGAACCTTCCGTTTCCGGATAGAACACGATCGGTTCATAACTGGCAAGCACGCCGGTGTGACGTGGCGACGCTTCGTAGGCTGTCTGGATGATGGGCGTCAGTTCTGATTTCGCAGCGGTGTCGATGTGCTCGTACAGTCGCTGGATCAGTTCGGAATGTGTGTATGTGGCGGTCAAGATGAAACCCCCAGCACGTATAGAACATCGACACCAGCAGGCGAGAAGTAATCAAACGCCAGCACTCGCAGCAGCCCTTCATCAGGGTGTTCAATCTGCCCTTTGAGGCTTGGCCGGTGGGCTGGGTCGCCATTTGGGCCGGGGTGCATGTAGCAAACCTGCGCGCCGCGCTCGATCGTGTTACCTTCGAAGTACGCCCGCACGCTGTTGCCGAACCCGAATGACTGCGTGTTGAATGGCAACAAGGCCATCAGTCGATCATGCGGCGCACGACCGGTGACACTGTCATCTGAACCATGCCACGGCTTGGCATCCGGATCACGTGGTGACTCGTCGTTGAATCGGTATTTGCCAACCTTGCCGAATTCGGTCAACAGTTCCGTGGCAATCGGGATGAATTCGGCTTCGTAATCAATCATGGCTACCACCTGACCGCGCTGATGCCGCCGACATAGTTCTGCCCGAACAAGTCGTGTAGTAGCGTGGTCAGTTCATCAATCGCACCAGCAGTTCCGAGATTGTTGGTGCCTGATGATCCGCCAGTCAGTTGGCCGTATGTCAATTCCATCGGCCCCAAACGCTTCTTCGTAACGTACGTGTCACCAGCGGCTGCCGCTTCCTCGGCCGTCTGGAACAGTGAGCCACCAGCGTCAATGTTTGCCGTCGCCAATACCAACACATCAATAGCCAGCTGCGGTATCGTGTTGGCGTCGATGTCCTGCCCGCGAATGCAGATGCCGGTACGTGGGAAACTTAGCGGTTGCGTATCAACAGTGCGGGTGCCGCTGTATCGACTCCAGAATGATTCCATCCATCGCATCGCCTTTAGCGTGCTGATGGTCAGAGCATCATCGTCACCGTTCAATGTGATTCCATACACCAGCGCAGAGGTTCGAATGGTCGCCAGATCGGCGTAAGAATTTGCGGTGGCATCAGTGCCTGTTCCGGTTTCGACAACAATCATGGCAACACCGTCACTTGGCTGTTGTAGGCGACACCAGTGTGGGACGTATAAGCCAAACCACCGAACCCGGTGTATGCCTGTCCTTCTGGATCAACTACTGGTGACGGTGAACTACGGCGACGATGTCGCGGCAGCATATTGTCTCGACTGCCATACCGAGGGAACGGGAAATTGTGCGTTCCGCCCTTTCGCCTCAGCCGGCGAAGCGTTTTTTGCAGTGGTGCTTTGCGGTATGGCATGGGTGAAACTCTGGCCGGTCGTGTCGTCTAAAATGTCTCGCGTTGGTAAAACTGCGCTGCGTCCGCCCCGTCGTGACCCAAAGGCGAACGCAACACAGCCGGGGGAAATCTACTTTTGGGCCTTGTCGAATTCGGCCAGCGCTTTCTTTTTCGCTTGCTCGCGTTCGTAGTTCGCCAAGCGTTCTTCTTCCCATTGCTTTTGCAAGCGTCGCTGAACCGCTGCCTGCGTTTCGTTGTTCGTCATGTCACCGCTTTGCGCACTGGTGACTTGCTGAACCGCGTCGCTTGATTTTTCCGACTGCTCTGCGGCTGCGGATGTTACAGCGGGCACGCCCATATCGCCGCTTTCGATCGCTTCCGGATCTCCTGCGCCGGTGTCGTTCACCTGCTTATTTGGTGGCTGTTGCTTGTTCGGCTTTGCCACGGACGATTCAACGGCGGGCTTTGCTTCTGCCGCTGCTTCATCGTCAACCGGCAACGGTTCGGGCTTTGTTTCTGCCGGTGGCGTTGTGGCTGTTGGCCCCGTCGATGGGGTCGTTGTTTCAGCCGCTGGCGACGGTGGATCGTTCGGCGGGGTGGTTGGCGTTGGGCCGGTGGCCGGCGTTGCGTCGGCTGCCGGTTTTGCAACTGCTGTCGGATCAGGATTCTGATCAGCTGGTGCGTTTGGGTCGGCTGCCGGCTTGCCAGTTTCTTCTGGTGGCATGGTCGTTTTCTCCCGGTATTCAGTTGTGTGAGGTGGCCCCGACCGTGCGCCGCTTCACGCACTGGACGATTCACGGCGGTACGGTGGCCATCAGGGTAAATGGGGGGGGAATTAGCTGGCGGTAACCAAAAACGCGATCGGCACGTTCTTGCGAAGGTGCGTGCGTTGGTGGTTGTTAGGGTCAACCAGATCAGCAAGCGTTTGGCTTGGCTGGTATGTACCGGTCACGGCTGGGCCGCTGGCAACTGCGCTGAGATTGGTGTGGCCGTATGCGTGGAGCAACCACGTTTTGCGGCTGTACACGATTTCTTCACCACCACCATCGCCCTGTGCTGGTTCGCGGTCGATTTCGAAAGGAACTTCTGGCGTTCCCTCACCAAAGGCGAACATGGCCGAACCGAACATCGTGGTCACGAAGTTTCCGTTGTACATGGGTGACCCGTCGTCAACGATGACGCGATGCCCAAGGTACGTTGGGATGTTGATGTTTAATTCCGAATCAATGATGAATTCGATATCATTGTTCTGCAACATTCGCTTGTAGATCGCGGAATGACACAGGATGGCCGACAGCATTGAATAGTGGTCACCGAGCGTGAACGCGGCATCAATGAACGCCTGTTGCGAGAACACGTTCGCACCAGCGGCAGCACCAGAAATGTCAACGACCATGTCGTTGGCAGCGCTGTCACCAGCAATCTGTGCGTGGAAGTTGCCAGCAACATTGGCGGCGAGAACGCCGGTCGTGTACGCGACAACTCGCGTCTGCCATGCGTTCATCCAGTATCGGTCGATACGATTGCGAACGTGCCGCAATGGTGATTCACCGGGTGCCAGTTCGGCGGTCAGGTCTTTCGACGCCCATGAATTGTTTACATGAGCTGCGCGGGTGATCATGTCACCCTGGATGACCTTGTTCGGCGTGCTGAGGTTGTCCGAGTCCGTGGAGTAATTCGGCTCAATGTCCATGTCTAAGTCACGCCAGAATGGCATGCGGACAATTTCTCCAGGCGAATTTGCAGCCTGATTGAAGCGTGGGGAATTGACTACCACGCCAGATTGAGAAAATGCCGTAAGGCGGGGATCAAACTCCGCCTCCAGCATCATGAACGGTTCGACTTCAATTGTGTCTACTAGCTTGACGGATGGCATGGCGCAGTCCTATCGCAATGTGGTGATACGAAATTGTCATTTCGTGTTCACAGCACTGCTGTCGAACTACGTTCGCCGTTCGCCACTGGCGACAGCAAGAACACTACCGAGCTACATTTGCCTGTCTTCCCGCCACAACTGTTGTTGTGCTTCGGGCGACAAATCATCCAGCGTTTTCGCTTTGTGCGCCGCTGATGATCCTTTGGATTTGTTGTCGCCGCCGCTATCCCCGGCACTGCCGGTAGCCTGCGAGACAACCATTAGTTTGGACATGCTCGAATCTTTTTCCCACGCCTTGCGTAGGTCATCTTTCGTCATGGTTCCCAAACTACCGTCTTCGTCCAGCCATGTTATGGATGGAATTCCATCTGTCAACACCGCTTTCGTTCGTTCCATGAGGAATGGGACCAACAGTCTGGCATCAGAACCGCCCCATTCTGCGGCGATTTCCATCACCTTTTGCTTGTGGTGGCCGGCCAGTTGGTTGTCTTCCATTTCTTTGAATTTGGCGGCAACCTGTTCGTCGCGCTCCTTATCGCGGGCCGCGAATTCGGCCTGAATCTTCGCCACCGCTGCCGTCACATCGTTGCCGCTTTCCAGCGATGCGGTTTGCAGTTCTTCGAACTTTTTGTTGGCCGCATCGCGTTCGGTCGTGGCCGCAGTCACCGACGCTTCCGACGTTGTCAGTTTTTCGGTCAGTTCTTTGTTTGCGGCTTTCAGAGCAACGCCGTTTTCGCGCTCCCGATCCAGCGCGTTCTTCAGTTCCGTCGGTTCTTCCGTGTCTAACAGGTACGTTCCGGCGTCCTCGCCAGCGTTGTATTCGGCCTGAATGGCAGGGTCCAACTCATCATATTGGTCTTGCGTAATCTTTCGTAGCAGCATCGTTCCTTGACTCCCGGCTATGTTTTCGACTATTGTTTGGTCGGTTTGGGGGTGCGCCGGGTCTGCTCATTTTCATTGTGTTGGGGTACGGCTCGCGCACCCACTTTTTACACGTTCTCCCCGCACGAATCCAACAGCGCGTCCACTACTTCCAAGACGCCTTGCAGCATACCGATCATATTTTGCAACTTCGCTTTGGTGTTCATCAATCTACCGATGGCCAATCTTGACCGCGTCCCGCCGTCTAGGCACAGGTCTATCTGGCGGTTGCAATCGCGGATAATGATGGTTCCCCAAAACGTAAACTTTGGTTTGCGCGGTCGCTTTGCTTTTGACCGTACACCTTTGACTGTGACCTGCCATTTCATCGCGCCGCTGTGATCGCTTTCGACAACGTTAAGGAACTTCTGTTCTCCGACAGTCAGCGACTTGCCTGGCTTTGGTAGCTGGAATTCGGCCATGGCTACACCATCCATTTCGTGGCGTCGATGACCAAACCAACGCAGTACGGCTTACCGTACTGCACAACGACGAATTCAGAACAGTCGGGCGCGTCGGTCGAGAACTTGAACATATAGCCGTCGGTTTCCATTTCAACCGCGACTGTGAAATGGTCGTTGTCGATGCGCTCAAAGAACATTAGCGCGTCGGCTTTGTTGCGCTCTTCGTGTGGATCGTCCCACGTTGGCATCAAGCCCATGCTGTCGATCTGTGCCGAACCGGGCATGCCGACTTCGTCGCTGACAGCGCCCTCGATCGCCATGGTGTCGTCGCTGCGGCCAAAGATCACGACCAAGTTGTTGGCCTCTGCCGCTTCTTCCTGCGCCGTTGTCAGTTCATTGCGGTATTCGCAATCGGCCAGCTGGGCCGCAAGCTCATCGTGTGTTGTCATGTGTCATTTACCCTGATTGACTGTCAATTCAGGATTCTATGCACACAAAACGGGTGGCGTAAATAGCGCTACCGTTTACCGCCAACCCAGATCGGTGGCAGGCTGCGCATCCCTCTACCAAGTTCGATAAATGCCGCAGCGCCCTGGATCGCCAAGGACGCCATTTATTTACCGTCCAACAGTTTGAAAATCGTTTCCTCGATCGCCGATCGGTCAACGCCGTCGCGTTCAACACGTAACCCGATTTCGTTGGCGGCTGCCTGCGCCTGATGGCGTTTCATTTGCCGGTCGTGGTCAACGTCGAACACCTCACCGCAGTTCATGCAAAAGCATGTTGGCGGTTCAGCTGGTTCTTCTCGCGTATGGTCGTGGCCCCGGTCGTAATCCAGTTTTGTCTGGCAGTGCGGGCACGGGTCGCCCTCGCATTTCGTTGTCATTGTGTTGTTCTTTCCGCTGATCGCGTTGGCTAACCCAGCTGCGGCAGCAAGTGCCACAATCAGGATCAGGAACGCGGCAGGAATGTCAAGTTTTAGCTTCACAGCGGCGCTGCCTCCGATTCATCTTTTTTGGGGCCGTGTGTTCCACAGCCGTTTCGGCATTCGTAGCCGTCACTATTGGTTGCACCGCAGTCGTCGCATTTCCATTCGCTCATTACTTTTCCCTGCTTTGTGGTGTCAGTTTGTTGTCCATTTCGATAGCGTTGGCCAGTTGTTTCAGCGCAATCAGCGTGTGTTTCGACTGGCCACCGCCAGCATGCGTGCAAAATTCGGCGGTCAATCCGAACGGTGAACCGCCTTCACGGTCCAGCACTTCGCGACTAGGCCGAATGTTCACAATCACATCACCATCTTCTTGAATGATCAAAATCAGTTTGCCGTCAACCGACATGTCTTCAAATCGCACGTATGGTTCAGGGTCGCTCATTTCCGATTTCCCTTGTGTGCCATGTAATGAATTGGGCTATTGGGCACGCAAAACTTGTCCACAACGTGTAGAAACCTAGCGCTGGCATGTGTCTCATTGCCTGCGTCGTATTCGTCTAGGCAACCCTTTACAGATTTGCGCAGGTGACCGATTTTTGCCATAGCGATGACGGTTTCCATCCGCTCCCGCCAACCCAACACTGGCGAGGGTTTGTCAACCGAACGTTTTCCCAGCCAGTCGTTGATCAGAACCCGATTGCAGTCGCATTCGCCGTTTAGTATCCACTGGTCGCGCGGGTGACATGTCGAGCAGAAATGAACATCACACTTCGGGCATCGGTACGTTTGGCTACTGTGTTCCCTGCTTTCGCATTTTGTACACGTGACAAATTCGTGCGGGTCGATCCGTGCAATGGCGTCGTCGAGCGTGCCGCGATTTAAACCTGAAACGAGCGTGCGATAAGAATCAATATCCGAATCACTTGGCGCTAGGCTGCCGAGTGCTTCACGTAATTCGTACGCATCATTTCTAGCACCTTCTGCCGATGTGATTGGGTTTACAATCTGCGCCAGTTCGCGGTCAACTTCATCGACCGTTTGCGTCACGGTGTATTTCACCCGTGCAGTGAAGAACATCACGGCCACGACGCAGCCACGGTACGTCATGAAATACTGCCCACCGGGGCCGGACGGTTTCTCGACTGCGAACAACCGGACTTTGTCGCCGGTCGCGCCGGTTTCAGCGATGACCTTTTGTAAACACTGTTCGCGTGCCTGGTCCATGCGTTTGCGCATCGTGTCCAGGAATGTGGGAACGCTGCCTAGTTCAGCGCCGTCGGGAATGTGGAATTTGTTCATTGTGTTCTCTGTGGTTTGTGTATCGCTTTCGTCCCATAGTCCTGGCAGGTTGGTCACATCGCGGCCTGCGCTGTCAATTCTCGCCATCAGTTCCCCGCCGTTTTTTGGTTTGGTCCTCATTAGTTAGTTTCGACACGATAACGTCGCCTACGTTGGGTTCTATTATGATGATTCCACCGTGTCGGATCACTGACATAATCGCGGCTAGGGTTCGCTCGTCGGAAAAACTGCGTGCTTCGATTTGCAGCCAATCTAGGCGGGTTGGATCGGGGCTGTACTCTTGTGATTGATGTACTGCGCCTGTTGCCTTCATACCATTGCCCCAAACACTGCACCCCCGGCGATTTGCTACGCAGAATGGCGAGAACGCCAGAATGCTCGCGCGGGGGCACAGGTGGATTGGTTTCTGCGTAGCGTTGGTGATTATAACAAACCGTCCGGGCGAGTCAAATCTAAACGAATCGCGACCACAGGCCGGTTCCAGAACACAGGTGCCAACCCAGTTCGTGTAGTCGCGCGATGTCTTCGTCGCTCGGGTTTGATTCTGGCCCCCACAAAATGTCATGGCTTGCACCGCTCACCATCGCGGTGCGTGTGTCAGTTTCGCCTTTTTCCGCCAGCCCAGCTGGAACCTCCGCAGTTTTGGACAGAATTTCCAGCCCTTCAATTATCTCTCTGATTTGTGCCATCGCCTATTCGTTCTCCGCTTCGTGCTGAATGATGCGTTGTTTGATGTTCGCAGCGTCGTACCAAGTGAAACCGCAGCCGGGCCGCTTCGCCATCAACCGCGTCTGGCGAAGCAAACGCAACCGCGCCAACGGGTCGGCGATGTCGAACCTGAACACGTAATGCATGCCTTTACGGCGCACCGTCCACGACCTGCGATCTACAGGGCGCTGCGAATCATTGATTCCATTTGCCGTCGGTATTCTGCTCTGGTTTGGTTGGTTTGGTCCCATTTCCCCTGCCCGTCGCGTAGTGCCCGCAATTGCTGGCGGTGTGTCGTCTGGATCATGTCAGCAACTTCACGCACCCGTGCCAGTCGTACGTCCTTCGATTCGGTTGCGATCTGGGATGCACTCAGCCAATTACCGTCGTCGCCTGTGAAAGATTCCCATGTGACAACCCTGTTTCGTGCGATCGCAGCGTCATACCGTTCGTCACCGATCACTCGGCGCTGAATGCCCGGCCGTTGACGGTCGAACCAGAATTTGACGCTACCGATCTGTCGCGGGTTGATTTCGTATTCGGGGTTGTCGGTCATCATCCACCGCACGTTATGGAGCTTACCGACTGCATCCAACAACATGTCAACCGTGAAACAGATACAGTTCTTCCGGTACGGTGGCACGATCCGGTCAACCCATAGAGCATCGGCCAACGGTCGGTTGTCCTTGAAAAACATCATGCCATCGTTGGCGATGTGCAGTAGATCGCTGTTGAATGCCCGCATTGAATGCAGCGTGTAACCAACAAAAGCGTCGTTGTTGTCGCGAGTGTGGTCCAGTGAATGCTCGTACAGCCGTCGTGCTTCGTGCCGCAGGTTGTTCTGCATTCGCCGGCCGACGCCGCCGTCACCGATGTCAGACTGGTCAGGCTGGCCGAATCGTAGTGGCGTCCCTTCCGTGATCGGTGCCAGTTTGGTACGGATTCCCAACAGGTCGCGCAGTTTCGCCACCAAGTCAGCTGGGTCGGTGCGTAGCAGTTCGGTGATGAACGGGGTGACCAACAGCAACGAGCCGGCCACACGCTGCCGAAACGGTATCAGTTCGTCCTGTGGTGTCGCCGTACGGGTCGCAACCAATGGGCTGGTTGTCAGGATCGCTTCCGACGCATTGGGCAGGATGTCGATTCCCGGCACCGCCAGCATGGGTTCCATGTGCCTGTATACGTCGGCCTGCGATAACGTTTCATCTTCCAGGTCGGATGGTTCTTCGGCAGCTGGCATCACGTTGCCCTGATCGTCGATCGGCAGGTGTGTCGCTGCACGCTTCTGGGCCGGTGTCAGAATGGCGTCGTACGTGTCGCGGTGGATCGCTGTGACCTCGTCAGACATCAGCATCAACGACTGTTCCATTGATTCCATGATCTGACTGTTGGCCGTGCGGACGATTGCGCCCAACGTGTTGCGACGCCGTCTGGCCTCTGTGATCGTCATGGCCGTCAGCACCGAATCGAACACGCGACGCAACACCGCGGTGACTGGCGCGATGGTCGTATTGGACAGCGACCGACGCAGCAACAGGACCACTTCCAGTTCGCGGATGCGTTCCAGGTCGTACGGCGTTTTGTGCCGCTCGGCTTTCAGTTCCCGTTCTACTTCCGGCGTAGTCTTTTGCCGGTCGGCATCCTGACGGGCCGCTTTGTTCTGTTCTTCCGGTGTCACGATCGGTCAACCTTTTCGTCGTTTGGGTTTTCGTCAATCTTGAGGCTGACGCTCAATCCGCAGTCATGGGCAAGTCCTGCTATGTCGCCGACAAGGGAGTTACCGTCTAGCATCGCAGTGCCAAGGCGAATTAACCGCAAGCCCATCGGCGCTTCCTCGCTGGCCTTCACGACCATCGGCAAAGCATCCACTGACGATTTCGCGTTGGTCATTTCTTCGGCCGTCACGTTGGCCGTGATCTTCCGCTTGGCCGTTTTGCGTTTGGCTGTTTTCGCGCCCTGGCGGTATCCCTTCTTTGGCCCCGGTCTCTTTTTTCGGGCGACCTTCTTTTTCGGTGGTACCAGTTTGCGCTTTACCGTTCGTTTCTTCTTCGCCATTGATCTTTACCCTGATGGTTAGTGGTTAGTGAATCGTCAATCAAATAAACAACGTGTAGCCGTCGGAACTGACGCCACCCCATTGGCCTACGTTGTCGTTCTTCCGTCGCTGAATCTGTTCGACCAGTTTTCGGTATCCAGCATCGTTGCTTTTCGCCATGTCGCCAGCTGTGTCGATGTCGTCTAGCAAATCATACAGGTGCTTGACGGTTTCGCGGAGTCGTTCGACATCACTGCAATCGTCCAGTGCGTTACTGCGGCTCAACACGGCGTCCCAGTGTTCGTTTTTGGTGGTGTCCACGCCGAACGCATTGGACATCAGGCCGATGAAAAATCGTCGCATCATGGGTTGGGTTCCTTGTTTATTGGGTTACGACGTAATAGGTCAGCACTACCGCGACTGTAAGCGCCCAAGCGTTGAACGCCCGATGACGTTGAAAATCTTGCCCGAACTTTGCGCCGGCACAAAATACCAGCCATGTTGTTAACGCTTTTATGATGATCAACTTCATAGTCTACATTTGGGGCAGTAGTGTTTTTGAACGCTAACGGATGGCGTACGGATCAGCCAGCCCGCATCACTGGCCGCTGCCATCGCGTCGCGGTGTGGATCGGCACAAACGCCGCCAACCTGATGTTTGGTAATCGACGCATCGCAGTCGTCGCCGTCGCACACGATGCGGCATTTGAATTCAATCATGAGAGCCCCACAATCAACGCCAATGAACCGACGATAAGCGCAATGACTGCCAATATCAGGCTCGTTTTTGCAATCGTTTCGGTGTCGGCACAAAAGAACATGTTGAATAAATCATCAAGCATGCGCATCACCCGCGCTGGATGTGCATTTGCCGTCGGTCGTTCCAGATCAGCCAGTCATGGTACGCGACGCGCAGCCATCGGAATGGTGACATTCGCTGGATGTGCATCAGTCGTTTTCGTTTCATGGTTGCTCCTGTTGTGTTCCAATTTTGCCGGGGCTGGTTCCTGGTGGCATCCAGTCCAGCCCCGGCGATTCCATGGCGCGGCGTCGTAACCCGCCGCGCCTAAACGCCCTCCGCGCTTGCTCTAGCTTTCAGTTCCGATATTAACTTTCGCCCCTTTTCTGTTAGCCACGACCCGTACACCGACGATCCGTGTTCGACAAAGCCAGCATGCTCAAATACGTGCATCACGAATTCGAAAATGACATCGGCGTCTGTGTTTTTGATAGCCGAATGTTGCCGAGATTCCTTGGCCTCAAAGCCTCCCTGTGGCGTGTCTCGGTAGCTGGCCTGAGCGTCAAGAATCTCCAAAACAAATGCTTCGACTTCGTCAGGTCGTCCACACTCACACATTCCCAACTCGACGAAATAGAGCCTATCAAACCTATCTGTCATTCCTTCACCTCGGATTCGCAACCGATCGGCACGTTTCCTTCGCGGTCGCTCGTGTAGTTGGCCAACAGTTCGTCGATATACACTGTGGTGCCTTTGCCAATGAACAGGCATTTCGTACTGGTCTGAATCACAACGTATGGCATAGCCGGGCCGGTTCCGTCGCGATTCAAATCCTGCCGCCATATCACAGTGCCAACTAAATCGAACAGGTCCGACTGGCTCAATATCCGCACAGGTTCGGCTGGCGGTTTGTCAGCCAGCCAATACGGCGGGTCGATTTCTTCGTCGATTTCGTGCTTTCTGTTGCCATCGTTTTCTGGCGTGTAGTACGAATGGAAATCGCTACCGGGGCTAAAGTACATGCCGTACTCGTCGGTTATCATCCCCAGCCATCGCGTCGTGCCTGTTGCCAACTCTGTACATTCGTACCACTTGCCAGCTTCGAGGATATGCGAATGACCAGTCGTCGTTTTCACCGGTGCCGCGAACGGCGCGGCTGGCAGTTCCTTAATGATCGCGTATTTCACATCCACCAACGACGGGAACTCGCCAGCAAAACTACCGTCGAGTAGGTACACCAAACCAGTTCGCGTCGTCACGCCATCATCAACGCCGTTGATGTATCGCGGCCCTCCTTCATCGCCAAGTCGTCGCGCTTCGTACCATTTGCCGGGTTTCACTTCGATCGCTGGCAAGGCGATTTCGATTCGATTGTCGGTGAATTCAAACGGCGGCGCGTCAATTTCTTTGTCGGTGTTGCAGTCCTTCCGAACGTCATCGTACGCACCCAACCGTTTGCCGCGACGGTTGTACACGCTGCCGTTGTGTACGAATAGTTTCTCGCCGCTGGCACCGTTCGTCACCCGGTACCACTTGTCACTTTGCATCGTCATTGTGTTGTGTCCTGTTCGTTTCCGTATTGCTACCCACGCGAATACGATGATGGCGCAGGTGGCTACCGTTACGAGGTACGCCGACAATGCCCATGCCACCAGTTTCATTCGCTGCCATCCTGTTGTGTAAAAAACCAGTTCCCCCCACACAAAGCAAAAGTAATGAAAGGGAACCGGGGTAATCAATTCAACGAACGCGAATTGTGGGTATCCCGGTTGGGTGACTGGCCACGACAAGCGGCCAGCCCAATTTGCTTCCTGTAATGCTGTTCTTCGCGCTGGTGGCCCAGCGCGAAGAACGACGGGAGACAAGGCCCGTCTACAGCAAGGGTCGCATCTATTCGTTGACTCGCCACACCGATGTTTCGGCTAACGCCGGTGGCAGCACGATCGCACCAGACAGCGCGTCGGTTTTGATTTCCATGTATTCGCCACCCGCTGAACCTGGCAACCATTGCTGATTGTCGGTGTCGAATTCGGGCTTATCTTCGAACCATGTCAGCGTGTCGCTGCCATCGCGGCCCAGCCATCCGACTGCCAGCCACGGGATGCGTAGCGGCGACTGGAAGAACCCAGCGACATACGCGAACTGCGGTGTGTTGATGACGTACTCAAGCAACAGCTGGTCTGCTGGAGTAGTTTCAGAATCTTCCATCGTCTGGGCGACGACGTAGTTGACGCCATCTTTCAACCCGTACGTGGGAACTGTTTCAATCGCCGCGCTGGCGACTGAGAATAGCGGTTCGCCGCTGTTGGTTGTGTGTTCATCGACCTTCATGCCGATGATTAGATAGGCTGTTGCCATGTTGAACCCCTTGCTGTGTTAGTTTGGTTTGTCTACGTCCGGACGCAATGTTATGCTATTGCGTCGCGCGGTGCAAGGCCGACGATTCAACACGAAACAGAGCATCACAATGGAAACTTTCGCCTGTCCTATGTGTCACATGGCTATACGTAGACATGGACCGTGCGGCATTTGCGGTTACAAATTTGGAGCAAACGACGACATGAAAACGATCAAGCACGGCATCGAAATCACAACGGACGGCGGCAAACCGAACGTGATCTGGTCGAAGGATGGCAACATTGTGTGTTTTGAAGATCACGCGGCAGCAGTAAAAATGGCCGATCAGCTGAATGACAACGGCATCATGGCCAAGGCTGTCGAAATGCGAATTGACACCGATCTGAGTGAACCCGCATCGGTGCCTGTCTAGTTGCGTGCTACCGCGTCGCGGTGTATTTGTTCGTCATCAGTGACGGTACGCAGTTTCGCCTTGGCTTGGCAACCGGGGCACTGCGGCCATGGTCCTGAATCTCCGACCAGTTCCCAGCCGCCACGGATCGCGGTTCGTCGGGCATCGGCGTCGGCTGTAGCTGGATCAAGACACCAGGCTGAATCAACGATTGATTCACAACGATCGGTGCCGCACATGATGCGTTTTTTATAGCGTGCTGTTTTGTTCATGCCACTGGAACATCAATTAGTTCCTGATTGGTTTGGTGGTGGACCGTTGTTCGGTGGGCCTTCTGGTGGTCCGTTCTGCATGCCGCCCATAATCAGCCCCATGTCGGCCTGTTCCTGTATGGCGCGTTCGTGGGCTTCGTCTTTGGCCGCGTCCATTCGTTCTTTGCGTTCGGTCCATTCGTCCTCGACCACGCCGCCCTTCTTTAACAGGCGGTGCATTTCTTCATCAAGGATGTGCCCTTTGTCTGACAGCTGAATCAGTGCGTTGATGCGTTCGGTTGACATCGTGGCCAGTTCAAAATCGCTGTTGAGCTGGTACATGATTTCGTCGCTGGTAACGTCGGCCTCGCTGTCGTCGTCGCTGTCGTCATCAGTATCGGCCGGCGTAGGCGAATCGGGCATGTAGAGCATGGCCGTCATTAGCCCGAACTCGATTGCCGCCGACACGTTCTTGGCGATTGATTCCAGCACCGACGATTCCGCTTCGTCGTCGTTCGCCGCCTCAGTCGCGGTGCGCTGGGTCGCACGATCGGTGATCAGTTTGGCGCCCAGCTTTTGCATCTGCTCCTCCTTGTCCCGCATCCCTTCCTGCGCCAACGTGTTGGGCGATGGTTGCGCCAGGCCGAATTGTTCTCCGGGGGGAACCGTGACGAACCCAAGCGAACCGATTCTGATTCGCCCGTCTGGGTAGTGTTCCTGTTTGTAATCGGCGCTGATTCCTGATGCCCATGGCGTCGGGTTGCCCATGAACACCGATTCTTCGAAGCACGCCGAGTTGCGGTAGTGCCCCAGGTTGATGGCGGCGATGGGATAGATTGGCGACGGGTCAATGGTTTCGTCGTTGTTTACCGATCCAACAAACGTGAACGGCAGCCGTTCCAGTGGTACGCGATTATGTCCGCACAGCGTGTACATTTCGTCGCTGTTGGTCACGTAGTCTTCGGGGCGCTCCTCCGGTGGCGTCTGCTTTTCGTTTTCGTCTTTGCGATGGTACACCGACACCTCGGCACAATGGCCGGTACCCGATTCGTTCGCCACCAGTTTCAGCACGCGGTACCGAATCCGCTCCTCGACTGCAAACCCTGTTGGTGCGCGGTAGTTGTACGTTTCACGCAACACCACCATCGTCAGCACTTCTTCGCTGCCAATTACGTCGGTATCCCAGTTGATGATGTCCTGTGGCCGGTAGCATCTGAACACCGGCCTGACGCGCCCACTGTCGCGGTCGGCTGCCTTTGTTTCGGTCACGGTTTCCATGCGTTCGTTGCCGTCTGCGTCAACGGTTCGCACTTGGTTTGGGTAGTCAACCATCAGGCCAGCACGACCAAAGGCGCAGGTCAGCCGCGTCAGCCGCCGCGCAAACTGGGCCAGCGTCACTCGTTTGCCGTCCACGTTTTTGTCAAACATGGCGTACAGGTTTTCATATTCGGCAAGGTTGGTCGTCGGCTCGCGCCGCCAGATTTGTCCCACCAGCCAGTTCAGTGTGCGGCCTGCGAAATTGACGAACACGGCGCGGTTCTTGAACACCTCGTACCTGTTCGACGCATCCGCTTCGTCACCACGCACAGCTGGCAGATAATCGGTGCCGCGTTCCTTCACGGTACGTTCGCCACCCTCGGCGGTGTCGCTGACGATCTGCCAGTCAGGCGATGCGTCGAGCACTTCCTGCCGTGTGAATTCGACGTTGTCCGATGCCACGAATGTGGTGGCTGGTGATGCTGATGCGGTCATGGGTCAATCCTTTAGTGCTTTAAGTC